TATATTATTACATAACCTGGGATTATATCAAAGAAAGATATATGCTAGAAAATGCAATATTAAAATAGTGTCAAATTCTGATGCGTTAAAATTTTTAAATGATAATCATCTACAAGGGTACGTAAATTCTTCCATCCGTGTTGGTTTGTATTATGGCGATGAATTGGTATCATTAATGGCCTTTGGAAAAAAGAGAGGATCTCTAGGTAATAAAGGTAAACAAAATGATTGGGAATTATATAGATTTTGTAATAAATTAAATACAAGTATAGCAGGAGGAGCAAGTAAATTATTAAAGTATTTTATTAATAATTATCATCCAAATTCTATTGAATCATTTTCTTCTAATGATATAAGTAATGGAGAATTATATAAAACTCTTGGATTTTCTTATTTATCAATTACAAAACACTCATATTGGTATATTGATAAAGACATGAATCGATATCATAGATTTAAATTTAGAAAGTCTGAATTGGTAAAAAATGGCGAAAATCCAAGTGAATCGGAGTTTGAAATAATGAAAGCAAAAGGATACTATAGAATCTATGATAGCGGACAAACAAAATACATTTTAAAATTAAATAATTGACAATTTTTACTATATTATTTAAAGAGTTGGAAATGCCAATTTTCAACAATTAACCAAATAAATTAGTTCAAATAAATTAAACAAATTATGGCAGATTTTATTGATGAGGTAATGGGTTTCAATCCTCAGGATGTATCCGCATTCAACGAACCCGAGCAGCGTTCCTATGACGCTAACATCTACAAGACTAATCCCAAGGACACCAAGTCGGAGTCTGGTCACTATCTCAGTAAGGCGCGAGTGGTGTATAATCCTACCGCACCCAAGGACTCAATCGTTCATCAGGCAACTTATTTTCTTAAGAGTGCAGACGGAAGCATGCTCGTAAGAAGTCGCCTTGGTAATGGACCGAGCGACCCGGAGTTTAAAAACTGTCCGATTTTTAGGGCGTGGAAGAAGCTATGGTTTTCAGGAGACGATGCCGAGAAGGAACGTGCAAAGAGTCTTTTCCAGAAAAATGAAAGCGACTATGTGATCGTACAGATTCTCGAAGATGAGAATAAGCCGGATCTCGTTGGTAAGTTCATGGCAATGAAGCTTCCCCAGGCAATTCATGATAAGCTCAAGGCACGCATGGCTCCGAGTAAGGACTCCAAGAAGACCCCTTATCCTGTAATGGATTATGTTATTGGTCTCGAACTCAACATGGAGGTTGTTCCTGGTCCGGATGACCCTGCAAATCCTCAGCGTAAGCAGCGTGAGATTAACTACAATCTCTGTGATTTTGGTGATTACGCACCTATCATCAAGACTGATGGTACTCCTCTCTTCACCGAAGAGCAGCTCGAGGTGATTGACAACTATGTAACTGCTATCAAGGATAGCACTGGTGCAAAGACCGAAGCCAAGCGTAAGGCAGCTGCTAACCAGCTTGAAGCACTTCGTCCTCAGCTCCGTCCTCTTTACGAGATTGCTTACAATTATGTAAAGGAGAATGCGTTTGATCTCCGTCAGGAGTGTGGTTGGAAGGAATGGGATGAGAATACCGAGAAGAAAGTCAATCAGTGGATTGAGATTGTTCTTGCTGGTAAGAATCCTGAGAACATCTCTTACGAGGATTTCAAGCAGGGCAACCCTCTCATTGAAGCCGGTGCTGCTGTAGCAGAAGCTCCCGCTTCTCCCGAAGCACAGATAGAGACCGCTTTCGGTGCTGCTCCTGGTGAGGATCTTCCTTTCTAAAGATTCGATTTAAAGCGCTTGAAAAGAAGAGATGACCATTTTATCATCTCTTCTTTTTTCTTTTGTTATACACGAAGTATGATAGCAAAAACTAAAGATTTGAGAGAGTTTTAGTAAATATATACATGAGTGTATTTGAAGATCATATAGCCAAAGCAGACGATATAATTCTCGAAAAGTTCGAGTTGGGATATTATACCAATGTTGATCGTGGTAAGAGAGAAGACCGGACTTACCTTATCGATAAGGGAGATCGTGGCTCCACATACAAACACACTTCTTATATTATACTTGAAGAAGCTTGGGAGACTTATCTCGCCGGAAAACGAAACTACTTTGCTGGGTTCCGAATCAGCTATCAACCTAGAAGACAGACTTATATCAACAAACTCTCCAGAAAGGTAGCCAGCGGTGATGTTAGAATCCTGATTCTGAATGGAGAGACTTATTACAATGTTGGAGATTTATGTCGTTTTGAAAACGATATGGATAGAGACATAATTTTAAGACATCACGGACTATGAGTATATTTACCAATCATATAGTAGAATCTGACGAAATCCTTAGCCAGTGGTACGAAAGATCTGAGGACTCGGACGCTCCCTTGTGGAATGGTGCATGGGGTAGGAGCGATGGATGGTTATATCCAAGAATGAACAAAGCACCCCATGATATATGGGATCGCGGAGATTACTGCACTGCTATAGCTGCGTATAATGATTGGAGGCCTTGGAGAACCTATAAGATGGCAAAACAGTATCATGTAGAGGAATTTTCTAATATTCGTATAGATAAAAGACACTACCTCCGAGCTATTCAAAAGGCATATGATAATGGAGAAATAAGAGCGCATATGTACAAAGGGCTCCTCTATTTTTGTTGGCGGGATGTTCGTAGTTTTCATACCATGTATGAAATTAACTTGATTTTAAAGTATTGTGAGAAACACAAGTTCCATTGGGACGGACCACTTGAATAAGATATGAGTGTATTTGATAGAACAACCGAAGAAGGAATTAACGACGCCTTTCTTGAAGAACACGCGGACCAGATGAAAAGATACAGTTTTTTCAAGAGTGAAGACCCTGCATATAATGATGTGTGGTCTATAAGATATGATGGTGTAGAGTATGTAGATAAGAGAAATACTGACTTTTGGGATATATATCAGGGGGCTGTTACGATGATTGAAATAGATCTTCGAACATCTCACAAAAAAGGAGCAGCAAACATTAAGGTTAGAAAACACGTTGAGTTGAGGCATATCCGTGATCTTGAAAAGATCTTTTTTCAGGATATTGAAAACGGAAAATACATCACTTACAAAAAACACAAATATTACGAAAAACAAAATCATTATTGGTTGATTAGGTCCTTTGCAAAGTATATAAGTAGTATATATCCGATATATAAGTATAAACTTAATTACGATTATAAGTAGGTCATGAGTATATTTGGCAACGACAACATCCAGGCAACCAACGATGATACTATCGAGCAGCTTTACAATCTCGAATGGGATTATGTGAAGGGGAAAAGGATTCGGAAAGGACTCTTTCCTAAAAATCTTGATGGTAAGTTTAGTTATCCTCATGGTAGTGTATATTATAACCCGATGTATGTTTTCTTTTACTATGTAGGTAGAACACTCGATAGTATACGAGATATTGTCTCGAAAAAAGACAGAGGCAAGATTGAATTAAGTAAACTGGACGAGGGAAATCTTATGGTTCGATTTAATAGAATGATTACGGAGTGTGGCGTTTTGCAATATAAAGGAGACACCTATATTAAAACCGATTTGTATGATGCCAATCCATCTAGTCTTAAAAATAGAATCATTGAGACGATGTTTAATTATATATCCAAAGAAACGTGTAACTCGAAGTATTTCAAACGCACGCATAAGAAATGAGTATATTTTCTTCAATAGACGGGTATGACAAAGAAGCCGAATACCGTTTAATAAATCAAAGGTTTATACCAGCTGTGGGGCCGGACGGAAAAGGACACTGCACTATTGTTGAACTTCTTCCACGTCGCGAATATGAAAAAGAATATAATGGTCAGAGATTACTTTGTTTTGATGAATTGATGAACATTATATATACTATGTGTCCGGGATATATTGGGAAGATTACTGATGAGCAATTTAAATTTATAGTCGAACGGGAACTAGAAGAACATAATGTGGGCGTTGTTATATATCCGATGAAGTTATTTAGTGATATTGGTGAATTTATTACATACAAAGATACTCCTTTCTATATTATTCCTCATGGAATGATGAGTCATCTTGCGGAGCAATTGTTTTTATATATACTTAAAGATTCTGAAGTTATTTGGTAATTAAATATATGAGTATATTTAGTGATCATATCACCAATCAAGACGACTTCATTCTTGAGCATTACAATTGGTTTTTTTCAACCGATTATGGAGCAATTGTTTTAGTAGAGAAGTCTGGAACATTTACTGATGCGCTTAGGAGCCGCTCTGGTAGGATGTTTGTTCCAATAAGTGTTGTTTGGGATTTTTATATGAATGAAGGTGTTGCTGATATAGCAAGGATGCTTGATAATTATGATCTTCCTTCGGAATGGGATTTTTCTAAATTCGCACATGGGTTTGGACACCCGGACATAAGAAAACTGATTTTTAAGAATCAAATTTATTTTGATAAAGCGGTACTTTGGCCTTTATATAATGCATTTAATGAATATTGGATCTCTCAAGTAATAAGAAGAAGAGCCTTTCAACATAAGAAAATTTATAAATTTTAGAATATGAGTGTATTTGACAACCACCTTGATCCCAAACAGCTCCAGGCAGAGAGCGATAAGATGATCCTTAAGAACTATAAGATATCCAACAGTGGTAGTACCCTGATTCCGCGTGAGGGTTCATTTGCGTTAACTCCCAGACAGAAAAAATTATTTTGGGGAGCAAAGAAGACCACCAAGATTCCTACGGGGACCTTCAAAGAAGAACATAGTATCTTTCGTTCAATGTATGGAGATGTACCCGGAATGGATACATATCATCTTTACCCGGTCTTTGAAGAGACTATCAGGGGTCTGGAACTTCCTTGCTTGGTTTACAACCAGAAACGTTACTATCAGGTGAACCGAGACGTTAAAAAGAAGATTTCGACTATTTTATACAAACGTTTCGGTAAATATGCGCATGGGTGTTAGTATTATTATAAATAAACCTATAATAGTATGAAAAGTAGAGAGTTAGAATTAGAACAGGCACGTAAGCTCCTCGCACAGAACCTCAGTGAAGAGGCTCGGTTAGTCCTCCTTACACAGTTCCCTGAATTAAAAAACGATAAGTCAACCAAGTAAATGATGTTTCTGATTTGTTTTGGATTAATATGTATGGTGGCTGCGGCAGGAACATACATAGCCGCGTTGGTGGATAAAAAGAAAGAAGGACGTTAGTCCTTCTTTTTTAATGTCATATAAAGTATTTTAACTCCTTCTTTTATATTGTCGTATCTCGTATGGAACTTGAATACTATCATTCTTGGTAGCCCGTTCATAAATGATCGATTAAGAGATATTACTTCCACCTCATTGATTGTGAATTCATCAGCCAATTCATCTTCGTAAGATATATCTTTCAAATATTCTACAAGTTTTGTCTCTGCTTCTTTTCCAGAACCACAACTCAGCGCCACCCAAGTCAAATACCAACAAATCGTTTCCCAATTGTATTTAGCATTAATATAATTAGTTGGGGGTTTTTTATATTCATCACGATATGGTTCTAAAAACTTCTTCCACTTGGGTTTGTTTATGAGGGATTTTGCTTTCTTCATATCGTAGTTTGCTCTCAACATTTTAGATATTATATCGTCATCCCATGCCTCTGGTGTATCCCATTTTTCGAGTTCGAGTAAGTCTCCGAGATGGATGTCTTTTTTAATATTGTCGTCAAATAAACTCTCCACTAATGTCTTCATTTTTTAACGTAGTGTAATTTTATGTTCAAGAAATCTATATCCACTTCATGGGCATCTAACACATCGACATCTCTCTTCCAGTCTGGTGTGTGTGCATATACATCAGCACCCATACTCAAATATCCAGCTCCTACATTAGATGAATAGTATTGTTTGAGTGGTTTTAAAGTTGTTTGAGAAAAATCATATAAAGACATTTTTATAGACTCAGCAGTAAATGGGATTTTCTCAACTATAACAGCTAGAGCAGCTGCTATTGACTCCATATCTTTATTGACCTTCAAGCCAGAGTGTTTTGATATTAAACTCACCTTGTACATATCCTCAGGTTTACTTTTCATTTTCACCATTCTGCCTCTAGTTTGTCCATGTCCTGGCCTAGATAATGAGTCTTTTGTTTCTATATTAACCAACTTAAATGTTCCACCAAAAGTTAAGTCGTTTGTAACATTATTGTCAATATCGAAAAGAGATTCCGCCAGAGACTTCATTTTCTTCTTTTTCTTTTTCTTCTCCACTTCAGACTTCGCTGTTCCACCGATGGGTTCGGAAAGAGTGTCTGGAGCGATCTCTCCTGGATTACCCATACCCATGGTATTTGTGGGAGTCGCGGTGATTCCAGCATCACATTCTATATATGTTTTTAAGTGTTTCATTTTTTTCTAAATACAAATTCTATACTATCTGGAATACTTGATCTTCCTCGATTTGTGTTTTTACCAATTTTAACTTGAATGTATCCTTCTTGTTTATGATACTTATAATTAGTATCCACATAAATCCGATGTGGTTGCATCGCAACAATATATGGGTCTATAAATTCGTGTAAATATTGTCTCAGTGCATTAGAAAACGGGTCATCTGGTCCTTGAATAAACACATACAAAAACCCATTTCCTCGTGGTTCGCCTTGTGCTTTATACATTGGAAATTTTTCTATTTCTCCAATAATTACATTACTCACGGCTTCCATCTCTGGTGGTGGGGTTTTATAATTCTTATCCGAACCATAATAATACCAATATTTCTTAAGGTCCTTTTCGTCAGCCAATTTCGAATTCTGTGAGATAATTCTTTTTGTATATAGTTTATTAAAACAATAAGGACTTTGTAAATGAACAAACTCCAACTCATACAGATCTCCCAATCTTATATCTTTTGATACAAGATTATCATCAAACAGGCTTTCTCTGAGAGTCTTCATTGATTATATAATAGTTTTTTAACGGTAGGATCGAGACCTTTTGGACAGCCATAGAATGATAGGATTTGTTCTCCATTTCTATAATACCCAACAGCCCAAGTATCTATCTGATTCAGTTTATCGAACCAATACCCTGTATTTTTGAAGAGTTTTTTGAGGAAGTCTGGAATCTTACCTTTACATATCTTAAACCTACATCCACAATCATCTTCTATTGCTTTATTGAAGAACTCTCTTAACCATTCGTTTGCCTTGTCGATTTCCTCATCAGTCATCTCATCACCAGCTTCTTCGAAGTCTCCATCTTCAACATCAAACCAAGTACAACCATTCTTTTTGAATTGATCACGCAAAGCATTAATAATATAGTCCAGGACTCTATCATTTTCTTTATAAGTAGTTATGTACCAATCGGGTATGTAATTATTCGGAGTCATCATAATAGCCATGATAATCTTAAATATATCCGCACGAGTCTCGGGTCTCTTACAAAGATTCTTAAACTCAGTAAAATCAATTGGGTCTTTCTCGATTATATCTTTATCAAACAAGCTTTCTCGTAAGGTTTTCATGCTGCTACAATTCATTTATAAACATATTTGGATGATTCTCACCAATCCTAATAAACTTACCTTCATCGGTATACACATCCCATATAATCTCATCATGATACAGGCTCCACCCTTTGACTGTTCCGACTACGTCTATGTTTAGGAGACAATCGCACCTGAAGTGTAATCGTTTCCCTACAAGAGCATCAGCCATATATGATTTGATCGGTATCATTAATCGAGATTAAATAATTTAAGTATATTTTTTGGGGTTCTTTTTGGAAACGCTAGTACTATTATAGTATCTTCATTAGTGAGGAAAAATCCTCCGTCAACAAGCCCGGGTTTTGTAAATTTCTCTTCAAGTTGTTGAAGAAGAGCAGTCACACTGCTGTTTTTCGGAAGAGGACCACGAAAACCAGATTTCGATATTCCATCTTTTGTCTCCGAGCGACTATGAATAATTATGGAGTTCGCGTCATTCATCATATCATAAAACTCAGCCTCATCAGCAAACTTGTCTTTTACCTCATCGGAATAATAAAATTGATCTAAATTAATCATATACCAAGTATACACCTTACCCATAGAATTAGTTATTATTTCCAACAATTCATCAACAAGTGGTTTGTATACTCGCCAATCTTCTTTCATGAAATCATTTAACCAATCTTCTTCCCCACACTCCCAGTAATAATAAATATACCAAAGAGTATTCGGTTGATTAATCCATTTCTTAAACTCGGGATTCTCAAGTATATCTTTCTCTACTAAATTATTATCAAATAGACTTTCCGATAATGTCTTCATCGTTTTTCAAATGTTAATTTTATGCTTGATGGAGAACTATTATTGATATTCTCATATACTGTGAGTTCAATCAATTTTCCCGCACTAAGTTTTCTACCTACTATATAAATGTTTTTTGCATAATATCCACCGTTTGAATAGTACTTCTCGATAGTAGAAGCGATATGCTTGTTTCCATTGTATGGTTCTTCGAATATCTTATTGATATCTTGCATAGGTATATTAAGAATCATATCAACAAACTCAGCAATGCATGTGTGATATCCATAAAGGTCTATGAAATCATGATCTCTGTTTGTCTTAAAAGTAAAATTCTCTTTCTTCAATTTTTTCTCATCAAACATATTGAGGACTTTATGTATACTGTTAATTACCATATTATGGTGTCTAACAGGAGACAACTCATAAAGTTCTCCAAGTTTTACCTCAGAGCCCTTTACTATGTCTTTGTCAAATAGACTTTCTTGTAGACTTTCCATTAGAGTTTTCATCGTTTCTCAAATGTTAATTTTATACTACTCGGACTAGGAACGAGAATATCCTTATACACTGTTATTTCAATAAGTCTATCTTTATCTAATTTTCGGCCAACAATATAGATGTGCTTTGCTTTCGCACCATGATATGAATAATACTTCTCAAGACACTTTGCAAGATGCTCGCTTCCAGTAGATGGTTTTTCAAAGAGTTTATTAATGTCTGACATCGGGAGATTGAAGAACATATTTATAAAAGGAACAAGTCTCCTTGGTTCAATATCCGACCAGTATTCAATAAAACTACAATCTTCGCGAACGTGAAGAGGCCACTTTGCGCGAGCCCAAGCCTTCTCATCAAACATCCCCAACACCTCACGGATGTTGTTGGTAACACCACAGTAGTGAATGACAGGAGATATCTCATAGAGTTCCCCAAGTCTGACATCAGAGTTCTGGATTATGTCTTTGTCAAATAGACTTTCCTGTAAGCTTTTCATCAGTCGTTAAAGTGTTTATTTGAATACGTAAACTCTATATCATATACATCATCAAGTTCGTCAATGATACATTTTCTGATATAGATGTTATTCTGTCTCGAGTACTCCTGGACGATCTCTCCAATCTGTGAGAACTCATTACTCAAACCCCAACCATTCTTTCCAAAAGAAACCTTCAAGATACCCTTCTCCTTATCATCATCTACTGTGATACGAGCGGGGAGGGTATTAGCGTCTCGTTCAAGTATATATTGTTTAATATCCTTCATGGATAAATAATCACAGTAATATAAGTATATTTATACATGAATCATTACATTGTTGCATTTGATGTTGAGACCACGGGTCTCTCGCAAACGGAAGATTACGTTATTCAGTTATCCGCTATTAAATTTAAGAAAGACACTTACGAACATGTCAAGACCTTTGACCATTACATTCGTCCGCTCAGGGCTTATGAGATTAAACAAGGTGCGTTTGAAGCACATGGCCTTACTAAAGAGTTTATCGAAGAGAACGGTGTTCTCCTGTCCACAGTAGCAGATGAGTTTATTGAAATGTTTGATGATGCTGATGTGCTCACCTTTAATGGTAACCGCTTCGATGTCAATATGATATACAAAGACCTACTGCTGATTGGAAAGAACTTCCCGATGGATGATAAGGTCTTTTATGATAGTTACGGAATCGAGGTAAGACTCAACCCTAGGAAACTATCCAACGTCTACTTCAACTACACTGGAGAGTGTCTCGAGGACGCACATAACAGTCTCGCGGATGTGGGAGCAACAATAGAAGTATTCAAATGTCAGCAAGATGTCATTAAAGAAGACGACACGTCCGGAATCCCGATTGAAGAGTGGCCAGAGAATAATCTCTATTCTCCCGAAGGATCAATCAGGAATGCAGCTAATGCAGGTGAACCCGAAAGGATAGTATTTAATATTGGTAAGTATAGGGACCAGGAGTTTATGGCAGTATGTAAGTCCGACCCTGGATACATTCAGTGGTTTAAGGATAAAGTTGCTAGCCCTTATACTTGGAGGAAGTTAGCCGCTTATTATAGGGAGCATAGGAATGGATGAGAAGGAAATCAGACAATATTTGAAAGATCATCTTAAATTAGAACATACCTTAGTAGGAGGTATGTGGGCTCCATATCGAGAAGCTTATGTGTTAATGTTGGATGATGAAATTATTTCCATTGCTGAAGGAGGAATGGGAAGATAATTATGACTAAAGAAGAAAAACTCAAAATAGCCAAATGGGACTTGAAGGTAGCCAAGCAGACAGCTGGGCGAAAGAAAATGGACCCAAGGAAGAAAAGAGCTTGGAAAGTTAAACTCAAAGCAGCAGAAAGAGATGTCAAAAAGTACTCAAAATAGTTTTTATTACGAAATAGGAGTAGTATCTCCAGAAGGAAAACTCGTTAAAGAATATGTAACAGACCTTCCGATAATAAAGAAAGGAGAGTCTGTGTATAATGAGTTTGTTGATTTTGTAAAAAAGATACACGGTCAGGATACAATTATTCTTTGGAATCGAGTGGAAGGAGAGATTCCTGATGATGGTCGTTCCAGAATAGCTTTGGATATACCACCGAAGTCTGAATTTAAATATAATAGGTAAATTCTATATATTATAGTCTATATAAGTTTAACGTATTAAAACACACGAAAATTGAAACATTCAAATTCAAATCGTTCCGTTCCTGGAGATCAGTTCCAGTGGCCGGAGTTCGCTGACGACAAAAAGCGAATTAAATCTTATTCAGATCGATTCAGAAACAACACAGTAACAGAAGCTTTCCAGACAATTTACGGAATAGACCTTACCGGAGTCAATGGTAAAGCAAATGAACTCCCTCGAGAATACAAAGTTGGTGATATCATCAAAACCAGACTTGCAAACGTCACGAAGGACTCCGTCAAGTTCGAAGATGTCAACTACAAGGGTACGGTGATGTGTGCATCTAACCTATATAAGTATAGGAAACTCCGTGGTGGTTCACAGGAGGCTATAGATGCTGTGGTTGTTGATGTCAAGAAAGACCGAATCACTCTCGACCCCATCAAACCAATGACCGATGCTTGGATTCAGGATACTGTCTCTAATCCCACCAGTCAGAATGTACTTGGAGATCCCAGGACTATTAAAGTTAGGAATCTTCAGCTTACTGCAGGTGGATTTATTGGTAAAGCAGTTATTCCTTCTACATCAGGATTCATTGGCGAAGAGTATGTAGTAGATGCGTTCATTCCTGGTAGCCAGATCGTTCTTAACATCACCGATGACTTCGAACAGTTTATTGGTAAGGACGTAGATGCGTTCGTTCTTAATTACATTCCGAAAGGTGATGGAATGTCACTTATATGTTCTGTAAAGTCCTATTTGACGTTCCTGGGTAACGAAAGGATGATCGAGATGTTCAAACGCTGGTGCGAGGACTCACCTCAGTGGGACAAGTACTCCAAGGTAGTGCACGGTGGTGTTGTGACGGGAGTCATTAACTCAAGTAAGAAATGTGGGGTCTTTGTTGAGGTCACCGATCTGAACATCACTGGTATGGTGAAGGTAGCTCCTGACGAGCTTGTCAATTACAAACCCGGAGATAACGTTGCTGTCCGTCTTTCTTCATTTGACGAAGAGACTTTCTATAACAAGGAAGTTGGACAGGTGCAGCACGTTGATCCGTACATCATCGAGGATGGGGTCCTTGTGAAGTGCAACCTCAAGCCCATCCTGGTCTTTGTCTAATATGCGAGTTAGACTTTGTTGCATAAATAAGAAAAGGGACTCTATCTCCGGAGTCCCTTTTTCATTTTCTCTAAATACCAAACATTATCTTTTCTACCTTTTAACCACGGGTCACCACCATTGTTTGCTTGTCCAAATTTGATATTATATATCTCTTGTCGATCTCTCGTGACCATTTGAAAACATTTATCTATTCGCGACTTGATATAGTCGATGATATCTCCGAGAGTTTCCGACGTTATCTTGTTTGTTTTGAGTTTTGAGTAATGTTCCCAATCATTTCCACTCCACAATAGTCTACTTGTCGAAAAACACATACCTCCCACAATATCGACCCAATGAACGTCAGCTCGGAGGAGATATACACTGGTGTCGTCATCTTTAAGATCGTCTGTTCCTATTACAAAAGATATTCCTGTAAGTACTTCTTCTGCAGTACCGAATCTTCCAGACGCATATGATTTAATTTTGTAATTCGGTCGTAAAACTGTAAATGAAAAATAATCACTATGAGAATTTGGCATAATGATATCTTTGCTCGGAACATAACCAGTATTTAATTTCTCATATGGACAATCTTCAAAGTTATACTTTTTAAGAGCAGCAAATACTTCTTCGTATACATAGTCTATATTTATGGGTACGCCTTGTTGAACAAGATCACTATCAAATAAGCTTTCTACTAACGGTTTCATTATTTTACAATTGTATTAAATACTCTTGATAACTCCTGTGCTGCAAGATTATCATGTTTTCTACTGGTTTGACCTTTGGTTGTTTGTTTAGCATAAAGATGACGGAATACCTCATTAAACACATCATTCTCTACGTACATCTTAAACTTTAAAAAGCATTCTCCTAAGAATTTCACTATACCTAATGTGTTTGTGTTAAATATAATATCTTTGAGACGAGTATGATGGGAAATTGAAGTATCTAAAATCTCTGTACCAGATTCATAACCAAATCCTTCATATACTTCAACACCAATTTCTTTCAATATAATTTGATCGTTTCTCCAGGGACTGATTCTTATAAGAATCCTAATAGAAAAATTTGATGTTTCTATTTTCGTTTTCTCTTCGGGTTTAATGTATCTGGGCCAATCAAGATTGTATTGTAAGTATATGTTTGTAGACACATTTTGAGAATCCTCATCCATAGGACACATAGCAAGTGCCCACTTACCATTTTTCCATATCATGCTCTGCTTTAATTGAGGAAAAAATTGAGATGACTCAGCAATATCAAGACATTTCATTTTAAGACACCTTTCAAGAGTATCCACAACAACCTTTTCTGCATCTTGCACGGTAGTTACATTGGGATTGTTAGTAACATTATCACCAAATATGCTTTCTACTAGGGTTTTCATTATCGGTTATATCTCATTTCCATTCTCATCAACAAAGACGAAATCTATATTGTTAAACTTAAATGTTATATTAAATGTACCAGTATCTCGCTCAATTTTAGAATAATCAAATTCCAATCCTTCAATACCATCCAACACACAATCAAAGAATTTTATTCGAGATGTTATTCGACCAGTTTCATCTAAAAGTTCTATATATAATACATCTTCATCCGGATAATCAATTGGTTTGCAATATTTATAAAAAATTGTTTCATATAACATAAAGTAATTATAGAACCCTTGATTGAAGCGAAATGTGACTGTTATTTCCTTATTAATCTTATCAAGAGGGTTTGCTGTTGACTTATATGAATTAGATCTTGCTGGTTCCACATTTAATTTGCCAAGACCTTTAATACTATTAGACGAATGTTGAGTTTGTTCTATGATAAGATCAGAAATGCCGGGAATGTTTACTCCTTTAATACTCTCATTAAGATAGTCTATGGGAGTGGCAAGCACACCAGCATTTTGATTGAGTATCTTTTGATACTTATCACTCACTTCCTTTGGGAGAAAAGTCTTCGGTAAAGCAAATTTAAATAAGTCATATCTTGGAGATAACGATAGAGATAACATACAAATTTAATATATTTTTATCAATAATCAAACATAATATGGACAAGATTCAAGAACTAAAGAAAAAGCATTATAACGTAAAAGAGACTATCAAAAATCATCTCCGAAGAAAAACCGATTGTAAAAAACAAGTAGAATATTATCTCGATATTTGTCAACAATTGAGAGAATTCGGAATTGAAGTAAACGATACTTCTTCTTATATTAAAACTGCTCTTGAACAATATGAAAAGATAAATAGTCGTAAACCAATTAATGAACCTATTAAAAATGAATCCGAATCTGTACCTGAAGAATCAATATATAAGATTACACTCGCTTGGACGGAGAGACCCGGTCGTGAACCAGGACAAACAATCAAGATCATAGAAGATTACTTAACAGAGAACGGCGCTAGAAAGATTGAAGACACACCCGCTGAGTTTGACGGATATACGGAAGTAATGCGCTCGTACGAGTGGATTGGGGGTGATAAAGAATTTACTATCTTGAGAAAATCTGCTAATTATATATTAGACGTCTTTGCTGTCAGTCAGTACGAGAAGTTTAATATAAGTATATTTGGAAATAAGAAAAAGTAACATATGAATAATTTCACACAATACATAACCGAAGCCGTAGGTAATGTTGCTGATCTTAAAAAAGCAATTAAGAAAAATGGATTCACTGTTCCAGCATCATTTAAACAGGAACCTTTTACTCCTTATAAACTCACTTATAAAGCCAAAGGTGGATACCGTGCCGAACAGATGATTGGTGACGTAATAAGCAAACTTCAAGATGCTGGGTGGATGGAGTATGATGACTGCGAGAAGATAACTCCTGACGGTTCCGATGTAAGTTATAAGAGTTCAATAGTGTCTCCTGATAAAACGGTTATGTTTGTATCAAATACGAGTTACGGTGGATATAGCCGGGATAACTTTTATCTTGCTGAGTTTGTGCTTGTGAGTGATCTGGAAGATGAGCTCGGTCGCGCAGCTAATTTCAAAACCATGAAACCCGAATTAACAAATCTTGGATTCCGATATGTTGATCCAAATTATTATTTTGTTGATCAGTTTACGTTTGTAAGCACGGGTGCAGAAAATAAAAATGTATTGAATAAACTTGAGTCCTGGAAATCTGAAGGAGAAAATATGTGGTCTAAAGGAAACCTCACTGCAAAATACGAACAGGGAAGTGAGTTCTGGGGTAAGTTGACCATCAAGATAGATGCTAATCCTTATAAACTTGATTTCTAATCTAAAGAAAAAATATATTGAATTTGAGGAGAAAATTTTTGGATTTTCTCCTTTTTTTTTCACTAAATTTATGCCGTTGATTTGGTAAATATATACATAACAGATAAAGGATAGAGTTATGAATACAGAGATCACATTCCCCCACACCTACGAAAGCGGCATTACAGTTCTCAATCGCACTAGCAGAGGTGCATATATGATCACCGACGGTCTGATGGTTGCGTTCGTTATTGAGAACTACATTCGCCCGGATGGTACCCTGACGGCTTGCGGTCAGAAGGCTTTGCTGAATTCCACCTTTACTTACGAACAGTACCTGGAACAGGGACGCCAGTGGAAGGAGAGAGTAGAGCGCGAGAAGAGGGAGAGGGAAGAAGCTTGGAAGAAGGCCAAGGAAGAGGGGGCCAAGAAGGTCACATACGTCCTTGAGAAAGGGGTTCTCCTTAGCGGTAGCTCTAAATCCTACAAGTACGCCTGTGGGAAGGGCTTTGATCTCTACCATCACATTTGCACCAACTGGAACCGCATTCCCAAGAGCCAGTGCACCGTGGAGCGTAAGAATAACAAGGTCTATGTTACCTTACCGAAGTGGTTGGCTGAGAAACACACTTACATATTCAAAACCATTGAAGCTTAAAACACAACAGATATGACAGTACAAGAAAAAATCGCAGACATCATCGACGTCCTGATTGAATGGAAAATGATTGATCCTATTCAGGCTCTGTATGATAAAGAATATTTGGCCTATGCAGTAAAGCTCTATATCGAATCTGCAAAGAAGGCTGAAGAAATAATGAGATTGTCCAACATGCCTCTATAATGAGTATATTCAGTGACTTCAAAGACAAAATGTACAACGCTTTCAGTGTTGACTTTTGTTATTTCAAAAACTGCAAAGCCTCCGAAGGAGATGCAATCGGATATACTACACGAGCACGAATGCTTGGGCCTCGAGATCGTGGCATATTGGATTATGTGGTAACCGAGAACAAAATTGATTGCTATGTAGGAGATAAACGTAGATGGGTTAGTTATATCGAGATATTTGATATAAATATTAGAAAACTTGAAGATATTATAAGGTTCGCCGGTCTCGATGGTGAGTTCGACATAGCACTGCCGCTGACTGAACCGGATGAGGTAATAACCGACACAGAAAACCACGGCTACGGACCTTATTGGTCAACTAGCCCTTTTATATCCCTAGCAAAATATTCAACATATTGGAATATTGTTGCAAGTCACATGGAACAGAATATTAAAAGACATATATGGTCTGAGTGTTCTGCAGATGTCCATTGTACTTCTATTGATAATGGGTATTTATCGGATGTGAATCGATTTAAGGTTGAAATCACAATAAACTCCATAAATAATGAGGAGTGTTTTTGGTGCGATATGGATAAAACAAAATTATGGGCATCATCCAGACCAACCATAATATTCTTTTTAAGACTTCATAGAAAACATTCAAACACAGATAACGATGTCTTTATTTGATGAGGATTTAGCCCAGGGTGGGTTGCTACAGAAAGTAGTAAAGATAGTTAATGTTACGTATCCCAACGGAGATAGTATTTGGCAACCGACAACCGCAAAGGAGTCGGGCACAACACATTGGGAACACTGTCCTCAAAGTGAACGGTTTATGTTTGGTACGCAAGTGGTTCCGGATTTTCCTGAGATAGATCGTTTGAGTGAATGGCCGATGTATGATGTCGGATTTGTCTGTAATCAGGGAGAGATACAGTATTTTACTTTATTCAAAGAAGGACTTCTTCAGAAAACCGAATATAGAGATATAAGGCTTTTAGTCGCGGCCGGACTACAAGGACATATGGATAATATCTTTATACCACTTCAGGACCGTAACGCTCCGTGGATGTACGTTGATGGCAAATATCCAATGAAATACTACCAGTATCAAACCGATGAACGACATGTGTCGGAAAGGAAGTGGTGGAATATGGTAATGACTTCGTTGGGAGAAGGAGTTGAGAATTGGCTGGATCCCGATTTAGATGCTCGGGTATTTGTGCGTAATCTTGAATCGTTTACATATTCGGGTACTAATGATATATTTAACTCATACATCATTACTATAAAAATTAACGGACATAAAAAACTCGGGGATATATTTTGGCCGTACTCAGATTTCGAAGAAAACAGACTCGGTCGGTTGTATGGTGATCAACACCTAGCGCAATGTGTGTGGACAAAGGTTGGATGCCCGGTTAGTATTTCATTGAGAGTCGAATTAGAATACATTGGTGATACTAAAGAAAAAGAGCAGTTTTGTTAATATAAGATTCATAAAATAGAATAAGTATGTGTAAGATTTACAGTAACATTACAGAGAAGGAAAAGACGGACCTCGTCAAGCAGTATGAACCCCTGATGAATAAGCTCACCAAGCAGTTTGTCAGCCAGGTCAAGATAGACTGGGATTCCGTGAAGAGTATGGCGTATGAAGGGTTTGTTCTCGCGATGATGAATTATGATGACGAGAGGAGCAAGTTGAGCTTCAAGCAGTTCGCTGGATGGAGTATTCGAAACAATATCCTGAGTTCCCTGGATAAGGAACTGAGGACTGTGAGCATGAGCGCATATGCACAGAAAAAAGCACAGGAGGCCGGAGAAGCAACATTTAACTCTGTGTCACTTTCGGTTATCAGTGGTGAAGCAAGCGTGACTGGCGGAGATGATGATGGGAAGGGATGCAGAGAGTATAAGTATGGCGTGTATGAAAAGGATAAGTTCAGTGATGGAGACGTGTACGAATATCTCTATACAAGGCTCGAAGACAAGTTCTCCGAGAGGGATTGTGAGATGTTCTATAGAATCTTCGGTCTAAAGGGATTCGCAGATGAGAAGGGTAAGGATGTGGCGAAGGCTTTTGGAGTAAGCGAAGGTCTGGTGAGTCAGAAGATAAAGAAGATGATTCTTTTCATCCGTGGTGATGAAGAACTAGTTGAAATGTTAGGAAACTTAATTGCATAAAGATATGTCAACAAACGAAGAAGCAAAATTGTGGATTATTAACGGTGGTGCTTGTTTTTACCGCTACGGGCTTGCCTGGAAAGGGGCACAGAAATATCCTATCACAAAAGAACGGGCGCTTGAGCTCCTACCCGATTACAGTTTCGGGATGGGATACTACGAACTTAAATTTACAGGAACAGAACTTATATTTAATGAGTACTCCGAAGGAGATATGTTTTAATTATGACACGTATAAGGATAAAGATAGCAAATGAAAGGGATTTTATCAAGGCCTCGAGACGTGGTTCTCGAGAGGCCGAGATAGAACTCTATGGTCATCCTATCAATTTCCGCAAGGTGTTCAAAAATAGAAAAAAGTATACTCGTAAGATTAAACATAAGGATATGAGTTAAATATATTTATATGTAATGTCAATATTCAATCAAAATACACCACAGGAAAACAGTGAAGAGCTTCTTTATCAAGCGATTAAAGATGAGCTCAAGTTAGTCCTGGAGAAGTGGGACGATAAGATGGGTAAGGTTAACACTGGAGGAATATACTTCATGGATCCACAACGAACCAAACTCATTAAAGACACGAGTAAGATTGTGATGCAGTTTATATGGAGGAAGTTGGGATTGAAGATACCCGATTACGCCAGGAGAGTATTGGATAATGACTTTAATATAATGGAATTCAAAAAAGAAGACAAATGATACTATTCGGATTTCTTTACTACTTTTTTATTGCGGCTGTTATTACAGCACTGTTTACTCTTATAGGAGATATCATCTTAATGAGACTCACCACAGGTATCTCTTGGAGAGAGAGTGTCAGGTGTGGGTGGTTGTACTTTATAGATCGTTTCAAAAAGTAATGGCTAGACCCACACCATATTGGTCGTCTTACCTTCCTTCTTGGAGAAAGAAGGATTGGGAAGGACCCGCAGAAATCAAAATTAACAAATCATCACAGTCAGACTCTCGTACAATATCTAATCTACCATGTGAAAGGTGTACGTGGAGTTGTGATATGTGTCCTTATAAGTAATATGAGTAAGATAATTGTTTTACAGGGAGTTCCCGGGAGTGGGAAAAGTACTTGGGCAAAGGAGTTTGCTCAGGCTCATAAAGATTATGTTATAGTCTGTCGTGATAGTATCCGCGAAGGGACTGGTGTGTACTGGGTTCCGGAGAGGGAGAACTATATATCCGATGTTGAAAAGAACCAGATAGAAATGGCTCTTGACAACTATCTCAATGTTATTATAGATGCTACTAATCTTAATCCCAAGACCATTCTTAAATGGAATGATCTTGCTGAGAAACATAACGCAGAAATAGAATATAAACTCTTTGAAATCTCTTACGAAGAGGCGCTCGAGAGAGATAGGAAGAGAGGAGAGAATGGTGGGAGGAGTGTTGGTGAGGAAACTATTAAGAGATTCTTCAAAAATTACTTCCCGAACAAGCTCGGACATAAGGATACTCGCCATATCAAATTACCAGACCCCACGAAAGAAGATGTGATTGTGTGTGATCTGGATGGAACCGTGGCTATTCATAATGGTAGGAACGCATATGACTTGTCACGAGTGAAAGAAGATACTTTTGATCCCCGAATGAAGAAACTGCTGCGGTATCTCGCATATCATATGAAGATTATATTTGTATCTGGTCGTGAGGGAACAGCACAGTGTATGAAGGATACTAAAGAATGGATAACCAAAAATCTTGCAGATGACTTTGGTTATCTCACATTAGAATTCGAAAAAGATTTTCCTAGAAAGATTCCTCAGTGGGAAGTCATATTCAGGAAAGAAGGAGACCATCGAAACGACGCTATAGTAAAAGAAGAGATTTACAAAGAACAGATCGAACCATACTATAATATTGTAACTGTCTTTGATGATAGAGACCGTGTTGTTAAGATGTGGAGGGATAATGGAGTACTTTGTAGTCAGGTTTATTACGGAGATTTTTAATATGTGGTGGATTTGGGTTCTTGGAATAATTGGGTTATTGACCTTAACCGATTGGTTGACCTTTAAGTGGATTGAAGGCAACAAACACCGTAGCGGAGAAATCCGTGTAACCAAAAACTTTACCATATATAAAGGATATTATAATCTTGGATTCGAGTTCGAACCGGAATATGACAACGAAGAATACATGCAGTTGGTAGCTCATAGTATGTGGCATAGTTTCTTCGTTCATTTTCCATGGTGGAAGGTTCCAACCGACGCTAATAAACGATGGGAAAACAAAACATATCGGTTTGGTGGGTATCTCTACAACCCCGATCCAAAGAGTCTATTCAACCAGGTAGTGTTATTTTGGAAGAATTGGAGCAAGACTATTTATATGCCTTGGGATCTGGATTGTCATCACGTTATCATAGAAGGGAAAGACGGAAAGAAATACATTGAGTTTTGCGACGAATGGAAGAAGCGCCGGGTTAGAGCCAAGAAATACGGATGTAGACCGCTCTCAACCAATTCATTATCAGACATATACAGTTTGCCGTCCTTCTATTGGGAAGCACCATATGAGTACATCTGCGAAGACGGAACCCTACAGAGATGTATCGGTATGTATTACGTAGCGGAACGAGAGTGGAGACCGAAAGCCACTTACTATCTACCCATATTTAGGCACAGGCGTAGATGTCTCGAGATCGAACTCACAAGTGAGATTGGTGAAGCAGCGGGTTCATGGAAGGGCGGATGTACTGCGTTTGGACGCGAAATGCTTCCCGGAGAAGACCCTCATACCGCATATCAAAGAATTATGAAAGAAGCTAAATTTTAGGTTGTTGTTTGTTAATTTAATTCATGAGGAAATTATTTATAATACTTGCTGTGGTGCTCGGTCTTTCCGGGTGTTCATCCGCCCCCGTTAAATCAGCGCATTCCATTGACGATACGATGGATGTGACTGCAATGCATTTCACTAGCGAAGAACATCAGTATATCCTCTTCGCTGTTGGTTATAAGTGGGCTGGTGTTGTTCACGATCCCGATTGCTGGTGTATGATAGATCCTGACTAGTATGGGCGTATTTGATACATATAATAGTGTTCGGGGAGGTAATCAGAAGATCTCGGAACGATTCCTCAGGAAGATGGGGTTCAAGAAATCTAAACAGTGGGGTGCCCCGTCTAAATGGGGGGAAGACTCAGAATTCTGGGAGAAGATAATCACAGTGGAAAGAGGATCTGCTTCTTTGATTTACTTTCCTCCAACATTCTGTGCTTGGGTAACACAATTTAATATGAATGGTCAAACTTCTGCAAATAAAATGATTGGGGAGATCAATAATACATTAACAGAAGCATACGATTTTACCGGAGATGCTCTTTGTAAGATGGATATCTATTATGGTATCGATAAAATAACGGAAAATCTTAAAACATATCTTAAAAATCATTAATTATGGAAATTTTTCTTTTACTTTTTTTGTTTTTTATTGGTGGATTATTCGGTTGGCTTTGTGCGGATGTAGTATGGGCTATCAAAGAAAAGGATAGTCGAAAAAGTTGGCTCGGATGGGTGGTTGCGATAGTCGGTTTGATGTATATGGTAGTCGGAGGTATCTACACGCGATATGTTTGTGATCATTACGAATACAACTACGACAAGTACGAGATTGTTCGTGATACGACCATTACCAATCACAATGGTCAGATTGATACAACCGCAACCTTTAAAGTAGTAAGGAAGTAATGAAAATTTACATCGCGGGTCCGTTCTTTAACGAAAATGAACGTATGTCTCTTACAGACATGATCAACAAAGTTCGTTTTGGTTTTCCCGATTCAGAACTATTTATTCCAATGGAACACGAAATTCCCGGCGGGATGGAAATGTCAAATCCAGTATGGGCAAAGAAGGTATTTGATATGGATGTGCAGGCTATAAAAGACTCAGATATGGTCATAGCTATGTACACCGGACATTATAGTGATACTGGTACAGTATGGGAGATGGGATTTGCAAAGGCTCTTGGAAAACCGGTCATAGGCTATATTCCTTCCTGGGCTCAGACAGAAGATGTATCTCTTATGGTGATGAATTGCTTTGATGGTTATATGGATGTCAATGGCAATATTACCACATTCTCGGAGGAAATTTTAAAACATTATAATCAGAAATAATTATTGTAAGTATGGCAAAAACAAGTATGAAAGCAATCGGAATTGGTGCGGCCGTTGCAGTTATTGTCGCGGCGCTCGCTCTCGCGTTCGGTATCTCTATTGTCTTCGCAATCCCTGTGTGGTTGCTCTGGAACTGGCTGATGCCGATGATTTTCGGACTCACTAAACTCACACTTTGGCAGGCCTGGGGAGTAACCTTCTTATCGGCTCTATTATTCAAATCCGGTTCGGGAACAGTCTCGTCTGGGAAGTAAGATGAAGTAGGAGTTTGAGAATTAGTGTAAACGGAATGCGAAATGAGAGGTGGAGTGTTTTCTCCACCTCTTTAATTGTAACAACTAGGTCTTTTATTGACTGAATGTTGTCTATGATAAGGACCTGCCGAGTCTCCAGATACACCCAAGTCCGAACTTTTTCCTTCCATTTTATTTGATAAATAATTTACAGAACCAACCCAAGCATGGATACGCTATCTTCTCCCACCAAGCCAGTGGATACTGCATATCAACATCTTTGGTATGACTCCTCAGAATACCAAGGAAGTCGATATCGTATAAGAAGTTATGACATGCCCATTCGTCGGTGAGACTCTTGTTGGTTCTATAGAATAATACTAAATTGCCCTCGTATCCTTCACGGAGTTCATTGAGAAATGGGTCAAATTCTTTTTTAGATACCTCATAAGAGTTATATACAGTTATGCAGGTAGGCATTACTTGGTAATCCATAAATTAACAGATTTAATTAAATATATAATAGTATGAGTAAGATAGTTGTTATAGGAGACGTACACGGTCGAGATAGTTGGCAGACTATAGTCGATCGCGAACAGAATGCAGATCTTTTTGTATTTCTTGGGGATTATGTGAGCACTCATCAAAGAGATATTACTGTTGATCAACAACTCAACAATCTCCTAGATATACTTTTATATAAAGAAGAGAACCCAGACAAAGTTATACTCTTGAGAGGTAACCACGATATGCAACACCTGGGATATAGTTGGGCTGAATGTAGTGGATTCTTTAGAGGAGTAGAGAAGGAGATGTCCAAACCGGAGATCCGAGATAGGTATCTCCGTGATACTCAATGGGTTTACGTCTTTGATGATATAGTATTTTCTCACGCCGGTATCACAGGTAGATGGTTTCACGATAGTGGATGTGAGTGTGTTGAAGACATTAACAATCTTGAACCAAGTGAACTCTTTGGTTTCCGTCCTTGCAAACTCTCCGATTACTATGGTATAAGTGAGACACAAGGCCCCACGTGGGTCCGTCCACAGACTCTTCTCGAGTATGCTCTTCCTCATTACGATCAAGTAGTTGGACATACCACTCTCAGACATATAGTTAATCTCACTGACGTGTGTCGCGAGGATGCAAAGAACAACCCAGACAGTTCTTGGGAAGTGCCCGACGACGCTATAAATATTTGGGTATGTGATTGTGACCTAAAAGAATATTTAATAATAGAAGACGGAAAATTTAAACCAACACAATTATGATACATTCTATAGGATTTTGGATTTGTATGTTTTTAATATGCGTCCTGATTGGATTGTTAATATATGGCTTTTTCCATAACGATAAATGTCCTCATTGTGGTAGTAAGAATACTTCACTACAATTTATTGAGGCAACTAACAGTTGTGGAATTTGGCATATGACTTGTAATAAGTGCGGTAAGAAATTTATCATAAAGATTTAGGTAATATAGAGAAAGGAAAAACAGAATAACTATGGTAGAAAGTGGATTTTATGCAACCGAAGACGGTGAATTGGTTGTGGTGTTTGGTGGAAAGATTATTGTTGGTGGATGCGCTAACATAAATAACGAAACAGGAGAGATCGAACGAGAACTCTTTCTGAGCCCTGCGGACAAACAGTATGAGATAGGAGGAAATATTCCTGATGACGAAAGACAAGATATTGATAGTTATCATCCAGTACGATTTATATTTTATGATGATAAGTCTATAGATGTCATTATCAATCAGTTACAGGAGATAAAAAATCTCGGCAAAGAAAATTAACAATTTTAATATATTTTAATATGACAGAAGCTAAAGTAAATGCGGAGATTCGCCCGCTAACAGAGATTGAAAAACTTACAGCAACAGCAAAACCCAGGGATGGAATGACACGTGAGGAGTGGCTCAGGCATGCAGTAGAAGAGCTTGATGCACAGCTCTTTGAAGGTGATCTTGATATTCTTAATCACGGATATCAGATAGGCGCGGGTAAATGTGGTGGCCAGAAAATGACTGAGTGTGTACAACCATTTGATGGTGAAGATGTGACTCTTGAGGATTTCTTTCCCACAACCATATCTGTGTCTTACACCATCAAAGATCCTATTGATATGTTAGGTGCGCTCGCTCTTGAGTGTATTCATGCGTTCTTTAATGAACCGAAAGCTAGTACAAAGAAGTTTAAGGCACTCGCACAGAAGTACTACTTTGACAAACCCTATAATAGTTATCATCCCACAAACTACTTAAGAGATATTCTTGAGGAGGTATATAAGAGGTTGGTTGGACAGTGGGGTGCTTATCCTGGTAAGCCTGTCGTGATTCATAAGAATGAGAGCGGTGAGAAGAAAAAGAACACATACACATACACTTGTCCTAACTGTGGATGGAGCTGTAAGGTAACCAAGAAGATGTTTAAGAAGTACGGTGAGAAAGGACCTGTATGTCCTTGTGGTACTCACCTTGCCGTAGACGGAGATGATGAAATTACTGAAGGTTAGAGATGGCGAAAGACAGGAAACCAAAAGTACCGAAGATAAACATTCCAGAGGTGGACTTGAAGTCCTTTCTATTAAAGGACCTACAGATTGATCCTTATTGGAATGATTTATTAGATGGTCCAAAAAGAAACGCCAGGAAATCGAGGGAATCTAAATGATTCCCTTTATTTTTTATATATGAAGTCATTAGTAGAAAGCTTATTTGATAAAGATCTTGTGGAAAAAGATATTCCTACATTTGGTGATTATTATCGAGTGAAAGGAGTATACATTATCGATGGTGATTATAAAAATGATGATCAACGACACACTGATAGGGATTATGAATGGTTGACAAATACTATTAAAACATCATTACTTAAAAAGAATTTTCCGACTCCTATTAAAATAAATAGTGATATTCATTTTGATCATGAGATGACAAAACGATTCGATGCTCGAGTCGCAGGAAAAAAATTTTGTGATGATATAGGTTATTTTATTGCGGCAATAAATAACATACCATATATATGTACTAAAGAAGAAAGTAATCGATTTCCTTATATTGGTGGTTTTATAAAAGAAGCATATAATATACTTTCTCAATATTTCAAAAATTTGAAAGGAGATAACATGCTTGGTCGCGGAGGGAATTATTATTTTGGGGAACCAAATGGATTAAAAGAAAATATTATTACGTTTAGTTTTTGGAGAAAAGATATCCAATGTACAATTGCATTTGAAGAGATATGAAGTCATTAGTTGAAAGCCTATTTGATACAGACCTAGTACAAAAGAAAGTACCGGTACATCAAATCAAAGACATAGCGTTCTTTGATGGTCAGTGGGTATTGAGATTAGCTCCAGGATTCCCTATACCAAAACAAGATAATGCCCTTGGGGTGATTGATTGGAAGAAAGTGGTGAAAGATGTAAAGGAGTTTGGTGGTCAGAAGATAGACTTGGGAATGTATGCTTATGCTAACGCGAGTAATACTAATATCAGAACAGTACAGTCAACTAAGAAAACCGAACTCTTCGCAAGACTTCTTATGTGTATCCCGTTTCTTGAGGAGTGTAGGTTTGGAGAGTTTAATAGTAGATTCCGTGATGAGATGTGCCAGAAACTAGACCAATACATACTACCGGAATGGAAGGGTGAGAAGAGAGGCATAAACGGAAATACGAAATTTCATTTTGATATAATTACTTCAAAGTGGACTATTGCAGTTTGCCTGACTTATGGTCCTTATGGAAACACCGATCTTTTAAGATGGGAGTTTGAAAAATTAAAAGATGATTAATGAAGACACTAGTAGAAAGCCTTTTTGATAAAGATATAGTTAAGAATGATATATTATATCATCCTGAAACAAAGGGTGAATTAATTAATTGTATAGAAGAGCAATTAAAAATTCAAGGACCGGATGCTAATCTCAATATTATAGATATTAGTAAGATAACAGATATGTCTTATTTGTTTGCGCATCTTTCAAATATAATAAAAAATATAGATATATCTAAATGGGATGTAAGTAAGGTTGAAGATATGGGGTATATGTTTTATAATTGCAAAACATTCAACTCCGATCTTTCTAAATGGAATGTAAGTAAAGTACAAGATACAAACTGCATGTTTTATAATTGTGAAGCATTCAACGCCGATCTTTCTAAATGGAACGTAAGAAGGGTTGAATTTATGAATTTTATGTTTTATAATTGCAAAACATTCAACTCCGATCTTTCTAAATGGAATGTAAGAAGGGTAGTCGATACGGGTAATGGTATGTTTAATGGGTGCAAATCACTTAAAAGACTTCCTGATTGGTTTATGAGATGGGAGTTTGAGAAATTAAGAGTCGGTTGATGAAAAGTTTAAGAGAAAGTTTGTTTGATAAGAATCTAGCAGAAGATGATATAACTTCTTTATATGCGTTATTTGGTGGACATATAAAGAAGTTCAAAGATTCGCGTGATGGAGGGTGGACTCATTACTTTGCACAAGGTGCTGTGAAGAAGAAGTGGGTATTAGATGGGTCTCCGACATTTAATAAGAATTTTTCCAAAACCACATTCCCACCGGACCTTCAAAAGTTTATTGCGATTATTCTCAAAAACACTATTGTAATACCGAGTACACTTAAAGACCATCAGAAACTCGCGAATGACTCTGAGTTAGATACAACAGCATTAAACGATATATTGGAAGAAGCGGGAATTATATGGCCTGAAGGAACCAAGTGGGGAAATACTCCGGTAAGGTCTAAAATAGAAGTGTATATATCATATATCGACAATAGTTTAGACCCGGAAACTTTGAGACATAAAGACATAAAAGTGGGAAATAAAAATTGGAAAGGACTAGATACTGATAAAATAGAAATTAGTATAGTTGCTCGTTCTGATGTTAACAAATACATAAATGGTATATGGACGCTTCTGACAGATTTGTCAATAAAAGATATATAGACATTTATTATTAGATAAATAAACATACCAAATAAATATGAACGTTAAGATATTAGCCGGATTAGAATTTGCTTCTATTTTGAATGAGTCGGCCGGTCAGACTCAGAGTGGTAACGATATGTTAAACAAATACAAGTCATTCTTGATGGCTAATAATGCTACTTGCGGACTTGTAAATCAGTTTGTTAAGGAAGCTGCAACAATGCGCTTTGATAACGGAGTTAACGCTGTTCTCGAACAGGTCTCCGATTATATTTCAAGCAACAAGACAAGCTGGGCACTTGCAACCGCATGTGAGAGTATTAATGGTAATGGTGCTTCTTACAACTACCTCAACCGTAATGCTGCAAAGCAGGTAGAGAACCTTCTTGAAGCCGACGAAGAGACCGTTGTTAAGTACATCAAAGCTGGTGCATTGAAGAATGTTATGTTCTGCGAAGCATTCAGAAATATCGCAAAACAGGTTTACGCTGATACTCCAATCGTTGAGTCAACAGCCGACTACACAGCAGTTCATCCAATTTCTCTTATTGAAAATGCTGGTGATGGATTCCTCTTTGAGGTTGCTGGTACAGTATATAAGATTGACGAGAGCAAGAAGATCCAGGAAGCTGGATGGAATGAAGTTTCAAACACCTTCAAGACTGTCTCTTCACTCCTTGAGAGCAACATGGTAACCTTTGATCAGGGCACACTTACTGCAAAGATCGGTAACGGTGAGTACACAATCAGCGAAGCCGACGAGAAGATCACTTGCAAGCGCGTTGGAATCAACGGAATCGAGAATGTCTTTGAGACTCCCGCTGAACTCCGTGAGCACAACAATCTTGTAGTTGCTGGTAGTGTTAATCGTAGTATCGCTAGTGCGCTTGAAGCACTCGCTCTTACCTTTGAGAACTACAAGAGCATTGCAAATCTCGACAATACCGCTATCTACACAACCAACCGGGATAGGTTCGTTGTTATCGAGAGTGGTACCGACCTCTATGCAACACTCCTTCAGTCAAATCACAACATGAAATGGACGGTTAACGAGAACGCTGTCTCAACACTTTCATTCATCAAATCAAAGACCAATGTAGAACTCGGTCAGGTTTATACCGAAGCTGTTCAGGCTCACATGGCAAATGTTGATGAGGAAGAGAAGAAGAGACTTGAGGAAGAAGCAAAGTTAAACGAAAAGAATGGTTACAAAGAGAGAATCGCTGCTTTGACTGAGAAGTTCAAGAACGATCCCGCCAAGCTCGCAATCCTTAGTGAGCTCGCTGCAAAACTCGCAGATGCTGAATAAAGATAGTATCTACCATTCCACTACACAAGACCTTCTCTTTCAGAGAGGGTCTTTTTTTATGATTATTTGTTTATAAATAAAATATTTCGAAATGAATACAGACAACATCAACGAATTAAAAATCTTTAAGTATGTAACTCACGTAGTTCCTGCTGAAAATATACTAGCATACATTACTAGTGCTGGTGATATAGATACCTTAAAAGACTTGGGTCTGATAACCAGATCAGTTCCCACGGAAGTAATAGCCGAAGAGATTGGTTTAGTTACTGATTTTACCTTCACTATTACAGCTACTCCAAACGATGCAACTGTAGTGATTAATGGATCAGAAAGAACATCTCTTACCGCAGCAGCAGGAACAGAAATAACTTGGTCAGTTAGTAAGACTGGTTATACGACTCAATCCGGAACGTATACACTAAACGCGGATCATACAGAGACTGTTACATTAGAGCCCGACTATTCACTCATGTACTTTACGGTGAAGGCTTTAGGTAATGGTAATATAGTGTTTGGTGGATCACGATATTATGACGATTCTGCAAGTTTTGATTATAAACTCAATAACCAGGAATGGACGACCCCATCTAACCCTGAATCAAATGTCACTATTGCCGTAAATGAAAACGACACCATTCAATTTAGATCAACATATAGTGGGGCAATGGGGTCGAGTACATCTACATCTATTTTAGACGGAAGTACTGCAGATTATGAAATTTATGGAAATATATTATCATTGGAATGGGGAGACAATTTCGTAGGCAAAGAGCCCACCGTACGGTTCGGATGGGATTTTTATTGTATGTTTTATGAAGATACTTATCTAATTTCTGCAGCTAATTTAATACTTCCCGCATCTACGAAAGAAGGATTATATAATCAAATGTTTTATGGATGCACTAATTTAACAACAGCTCCTGTCATTTCATTAGCAACACTACCATATGAGATGTGTCATAGTATGTTTGCCGGATGCACAAGTCTTAATTATATAAAATGTCTCGCAACTGATATTTCTGCGCAGTATTGCACATCCAGCTGGGTGGATGGAGTTTCATCAACCGGTACATTTGTTAAAGCAAGTTCTATGACTGATTGGACAGAAGGAGTAGACGGTATTCCTGCTGGGTGGACAGTTCAAAACGCTTAATTAGTCAATATGATTTCTATTTTTTAAGGTCTTTCGAAAGAAAGGCCTTTATTATTTTATGTATGAAAGTAGGAATAATAGCTATAGCCAGACAAGAGAACTTATATATCAATGAGTGGATTGATTATCATCTCGGACTGGGATTTGATACAATTATCATATGTGACAACAACGATGACGATTCCGGAGAAAAAGTGAGTGATATAATAAAAAACGATAAAGTTATAATATTAGACTATTTGAACATTGAAAGTGTCCAACCCCGAGCATATACTGAAGCTTTCTTAAAATATAAGAAGGGTTTTGATTGGTTATTGTTTATTGATATTGATGAGTTCGTTGTGTTAGAACCGAAATATCATAACAATATAAAAGAATTTTTGAACGACTCTCTATTCGAAAAAGTCGATGTTATTAGATTGTGTTGGAAGATATATACAACAAACACCGATTTGGATGTAATTAATGGAAATTATTCTGTAGTATCTAGATTTAAGGATATACACATATCTAGGGAAGAGAACTATGCAAAATCATTTATTAGGGGGAGTATTGATTATACTGGGGGAGAAGTAACTGGGCACGGATATTATGAAAATAAAAATTTATCTGCGGTGAGTGCTGGTGGAGTTCCGTGTAATAATAGTTTTCAAGCTATTTGTTTAGATACTCATGATCAATCCATATATACCAATGCTTGGATAAATCACTATCCAACAAAAACAATAGGGGAATACATTAGACAAAAATATTTCCGTGGTGGTCCAAACGCAAACTGCCGTCGATATAGCAATCTTTCTTATTTCTATATATATAACAACAAAAGACCAGAAGTAGACGAGTACGCCAGGAAACTTATAAAAGAACTAACTTCTGTTATGGTAAAGGAGAAGTATAAGAAATTTTATAGGATAGATGATTCGTAATTAGAAATCGGCTTCTTTTTTACAAAACCTAAACCAAAAACAAGCCTCGGTGGCCCATTCTATAATCTCACCGTTATACACATATACTCCTTTAATAGCACCGAGAACGTCGGTACGAAGATTATCCGGATCAGTGATATATCTCTTTTTCACCCACTTCCCTAGCCACCGTTTTAGTCTCCAACCTGTTAGGGTAATGAACTTAAAATCACTTATCCATATCCAAGTGGGTTTCTTAAAGAACCTTTCAAATGTCTTGAGTTTGGTTTGTTTCATCTCGCCTAGCACTTCATCAAGACTATATCCTTTGAAAACCAGACGAGCGTTATCATCGAGGGTTCCTGACATTCCGAGATCTACCACATCCACATCATACACGTCTCCAACAGTAAACTCTCGTTTGATATTTTCTTTTACATCAAATATTCCCATTACTTTCTGTAAAATATTATTCTCATAATAGGGAGAGCGCTCCGGAGAGCCCAGGCATCAAACGCATCATCGCGTACGTAAAATTCAAAGATTCCGTTTTCTACAAAGGCTCCCAGACTCCTCCAATATTCTCTCTTAATGAGTTTCTTGAAGTATTTTATGGCGTGTTTTGCGGCTCCAATTTTGGGTCCTCCAATCTGAGCTTCAGTGATCCATTTTTCAAAGTTATCCACAGAGAGGTCACCCAAAGTGTCTGTTACGGCATCCGTTAGGGTCTGTAATGTAACACCAACAGGATGACCGCCAGAACAATGAATTCCCTTCTTTTCCCACACCCATGTATAAAAACAATGACGATTAAACTCCTCTATACGAATGTCAAATCCGTCTCTTACGTGGAGGGGTCTTTCTATTATGTCATTATCAAATATACTCATGAATATAAATAACAAAAGGACTTCAAATATTTTAAGACACTAAATTTTAAATTATTATTTTAATATAACCAATTGATACATTGAACGTTACATTTTTTATTTATATGATTATACCTGATATAAAAACTCTTAAACGTGGTCAATTTAGTGCAAATTCGTTTATATAAGAAAAATTATCATGATAAAATAAAAACATGGACTGAAAGAGATCCCATAAAAAGACAATGGGCCAAAGATCATAATCTCAATTGGATGGAAGTATTTACTTGTGACATAGATATATTGATAAATAAAGTTAAAGACATTATTTAATATATTTTTACAAATATATTTATGTTATGATAATCAGAAAACGTTACCGTTGTGAAAGTTCTCATATTGTTAGATCATGTAGTTCTTATCGCTGTTCTCATTCACATCATGGTCATAGTGCCGTGATTGATGTGTTCTTTGAAGGTCGTCAGCTTGATAATGCACAGATGTTGATGGACTTTGGATTAATGAAAAATACTATTGGCTCTTGGATAGATTCTATGGACCACTGCGCCCTGATTTGTACAAAGGACGATCCTGAGTATGTTGAGTTCTTCAAAAAGTTCAACGACAGGTACATCCTTATTCCATTTAACCCTAGTGCAGAGATGTTAAGTATCTTCATCATGCATTACATTAATAGGATTCTTGACAATACTCAGTTTGAGAATGGTGAGGGTGCAATTCGTTGTATCGGAGTAGAGTATAACGAGACGGTCACTGGTATGGCCAGGTGTGATCAGTTTGATGAAGATATTAACTGGTTAGACCAGTGGGAAGACGAAATAGTATTCTCGGAGGGAGTTAAGAGAGATTGGTCGCAGACATTGAGGGATTTTATTAGTACTGGCAAATACATTACTAATCCTTCCGTTAAACAGCAAATTAAACTTAAGTAATATGTTGAATATCATAGAGTTATTTCATTCAATTCAGGGTGAAGGAAGGTACATGGGAGTACCTTCAATCTTCGTAAGAACCACAGGCTGTAATCTTAGATGTGTATTTAAGGATTCTATTTGTGATACCGCGTACAGTTCTTTCCACCCAGAGAAACCAATTTACTCAAACGAGCAAGACTTGATTGATGCTTTTATAAAGATTTCAAAAGAACATCCCCGCACCACACATATTGTTATTACTGGTGGTGAGCCGTTTCTACAGAGAGAGGGATTAAAGGATTTTTTGACCGATATATTCCAGATTAAAAATGATTGGATCGTAACTATTGAGACAAACGGAACATTCCCTGTTTTTGGTCCACTGACAAAAGGGTTTAAGATTTCTCTTTATAGTGTATCTCCAAAACTCGCAACCAGTGTGGACACAGCACATAAATTCCTTACAGAAGAACAAGCAAAGAGACATGATGAATTGAGAATCAATTATAAGAACCTCTTTAATGTAATTACAAGCGGCGTTCCTTATCAGTTTAAGTTTGTCTATAGTGGTCCTGAGTGTATTGATGAGATACAGGATATATACTCCAAAATATCTAAATTTGTTAATCTTGGTGATACCAACGAAATTAAATATTGGCAGAGAAACAATCCCAACAAAAACACTTGGTTGATGCCTGAAGGAGTTACACAGGAACAGATAGCCGGTAGGTGTCTTGAGACAGCAGAAGCAGCACTCGCCAACGGATGGTCATATTCCGACCGAATCCATATCAGGATTTGGAACGACAAGAAATGCGTTTAAATTCGTTTAAATCACAAGTAATCCAAAATATGATAAATTATATAGGCCTATGCTAGAAATTCGAAATACGAAAGTTTATGACCTCAAAGAATCGATTATAGCGTGCCGTAATGCTATGCGACTTGAGCTCTCTGACTATTCCGAAGAAGATTTTCAGAAGTCATTCGAAAGAGCAAAGAAATTAGTCCAGGCAAGCAAAAATGGTATTGTGAAATGCCACGATAATTTCCTAACAGGAATCCGAGTCTCATTTGACCTCAAGTATCCGCAGTATATCTCTCCAGAATTGCAGCGTTATCACTTTTTGGATATAGTCACTTCCATGTCGAAGATGCATCGCTTGACCAAGATGGATTTCACCAAATGTTGTAATAAGTATGTCACTGCAGTATCTGTTCTCCAAATGAAAAAACTAATTACAGATTATAATATCGTTTGTGATTCAGGAACTCCAGAAGATCAGTACGAAGCATGGATGAGAGTTGTAAGTAACTGTCCTGCCGGACTTGAGATGTGGGAGAGGTGCTCAACTAACTACAAACAACTTCAGACTATATACTTTCAGAGACGTGGACATAAGTTGAAAGAGGACTGGGGAGAGTTCTTGAGATGGATTGAAGGGCTTCCATACGCACATGAATTGATAATTGGAGACACAGAATAAACTATATTATATGAGAAAGAAGTATATCAAAAGAGTAAATTGGCCTTGGGTCGAGATAGAAGATGGGTTTGATGGACTCGGAGGACAGGATAGTACATTAGTTATTAACGTTAACGATATTATCATGATTTGGGATCGTTCCAATTCTAGTTATCGTTATGGTGTGAGACTCAAGGACGGGAGTTGGTTTGAACCCATTTCTAAGGATGGACTTAACGAACTAAAAGACTTGATTATGACACATAAGTCAACACACGAGAATCTATTAAGTACTATACTTTCAGATAATGATCTTGACACCATATACGAAAGTCAAGAATTATACGATTGGCTTAACGAGGAGGGACAGGCATGAAACGAGTAACACTTAAAGACAAGACATTCAAAGCTCTTATTTCCACCCCACATATTGAAGAAGCAACAAGGAATGTGGCAGCTGCACTTAATGAAAAATTCAAACACGAAACCGAACCAGTGCTTTTTGTAACTGTCCTGAACGGTGCTGTTCCGTTCGCTGCTTCACTGCTCACCAAACTCAAGTTCCCCGTTCTCTTTGATACTGTGAAGATTAAATCATATAACGGAACAGAACGCGAAGAGATTAAGTTTGAGAAGCATCCAGACAACACAGTACGAGGACGAAAGGTAGTTATAGTAGAAGATATCATAGATACAGGAGCCACTATTGATTACTTGAATAATTATTTCCGTAGTTACGGTGCTGCAGATGTAGTCACAGCAGCCCTTCTCTTTAAGATTGAAGTATATAAAGAAAGACATCCGGATTTTTCTCACTGGGGTTTCTTACGTGGAGATTATTTCGATCACTGGATGATCGGTATAGTTATAGACGATGATTTTGTGGTTGGTTATGGACTTGACTATGATGGCCTAGGAAGAAACCTGAATAAGATATATGTATTGGATGATTCAAAAGATAAATAAAAAATATTTAATATGATAAATGAATCTTTTCCTCCAGAATTCGAAGATTAAAGATTACGAAGAAATTTGATAATTAAATATAAACTAAAAATAGGAGCTATGCTAACAGAAAAAGACCTCATATTTTTTGGAGCTATTTTAATTTGGTCAAATTGCGATACTGTTCGAACAATGACAGATGCTATAGAACAGTCAAAGCGAATGTATGAAAAAATTTGTAAAGAAGATGAATAACACAGTATCTGAAGCACTTCACAGGACTTATCCACATATTGACACTTGTTTTAAGAGGGAGATGGACAAAACCTCCCCTTACTACAACTGTATCCGTCCTGATGAATCCCTTGTTGATCCGGTATTCGACTGGGCAAGGAAGACCGGAATCAAGTTTGAGTGTACCGAAAAAGTAGATGGTACGAATATGAGTATCTATATTATTCCTGAAATAGGTCCAGTTGATCCTAATGGTGGTTCTCCTAAATATGAATATAAAATGGAGGTCCACGGTAAGACCACTAAAGCACAACTCAATGACAAGCTCTTGAAGAATATCTATGAGAAGTGGCCGGTCGAGAAGCTCGTTGAGGTCTTCACTCGCGATGGTGTAGGTCCTACTGACACTATCATTCTCTATGGTGAAGGTTATGGTGCTGGTATTCAGAAGGGTGGAAACTATATCAAGGACGATGTAGACTTCCGACTCTTCGATATCCAGATCGGTAAGTTCTGGCTTGAGCGTGAGTCTCTTGAAGATATTGCGGGGCGACTTGGTATGGATATTGTGCCCGTGATCGGTTACTTCACCATTGACGAAGCCATCGAGTATGTCAAAAAAGGCTTCAAGTCTACCATCGCACAGAACAAAGACTATGATGCTGAAGGTTTGGTTCTCAAGATGCCTCTTGGATTACTGAAGAGGAACGGTGGTAGGATCATGACGAAGATCAAGACTTGTGACTTCCGTGCACTGGAGAGTGCTGAAGAGCGAAAGGCTCTGCTCGAAAAGAAGACTGCGGAGAAAGAATTTAACGGAACGTTATAATAAGAGTATATAATCTTTACGCTCGTTTGCCTTATGCAAGGAAGTAAATATCGCCCACAAAGAAGAATCAACCCTTATCATAAAGGGGTTGATTACAATTATATGAAAACCGCAGAAAGGTCTTTTAGACCTGATAATTTTTTCACTAAATACGACGATAACGAAGAATTTATGCGGAAATCACAAGAAACTCTTGAGGACGAAATAAAAAAAGTCATTAAGGAAGAGTTTGAATTGTGGAATAACCCATATTGTCTTGAAGTAATCAATCCAAATTCCCCCAGCTACGAGCATGAATACAAAAAGGTTGCCGATTATGACATTCAAGAAGGAGATTACCCTTCAATCAGAGAAAAGTTAGCTATGGATGACTCCAAATTTGATAGAAATGATAGGCACCAACGCATTCGTGTACCATCTATGAAACGTTCTAACAAAGAATGGGAAAAATTTTATCGCTTATGGCCATCAGTTGCTCGCGAAGTTGCTATTGGTGAAAGGCGTTTTATTGATGGTGCTAAATTAAAGTATATTCCGTTGTTTAAAAACATATTGGATGAAATATGGCCGATTGACGCCAAGCGCTCCTATAATTGGTTTAAATAATTATTTCGATTTAGTTATGGCAAAGGTAATTAACAATGTTGTGAAATGTTATGATTGTGGTTCATATGTTAAATATAATGAATCAGATATCAAGACAGAAGAGAGATGCTATGGGGTTATATCCTATGTGGGTGAAACATACATGGCAAAAATTATCATTTGCCCTAAATGTGGTAGAAAAATAGAAATATAATCATACCGAACAACCTGAGTCTGAATATTTCAAATTGCCAAAATAGTAACTATTTCAAATAGCCATAATATGTGGAAAGAAAAAGTAACGCGTTTATTTAATGCAAACAACATAACTATCGAGAAGATCGAAAAGTCTATTGTTGCTCACTGTCCTGAAGGAACTGCGGTCCTTGGAAACTATGTCACTGGACAGGAGATGAACAATAACAAGATCAAAACAGTAGAAAAGGAAATTCGAAAAGAGTCTCCTCTGGGATTTTATTACACCAAAAAGGTTATAGAGAAGATTGATGAAAGTACTGGTAAGAAACCAACCGAAAGGCATTGGTATACTGTGACTTTTCATCACAATGGCGTTTACTACATTCTCAAGTTCTTGATAAGATACGGGGAGAATATAGTTTATCAAAATGAAGACAGTCTTAGGCCGTGGGAGATTGCAGAAGGTGATCATGCATTAAGTGACACTATGCTCAAATCTTTACAATCTCAGGTCGGAAACTTTTTTGACCTCATGGAACAGTATAAAATTAAATTTGTTAAACAAGCAACCAGGTCCGATAAAAATTACTGGGAGGAAGGATACAGATATTGGAAAGAATCAGGAATGTCAATATCCAACGTTAAAAATGATGTTTATGGATATCTGTACGGCAACAAAAATGGATTGCGAGTGATGACAGATGAGCAAAAGATACTTTCTCATGGGTTTGATCCGAAGACTAGTTTTAGAAAAGATAAAGAATCCAAATGAAAAGATACATACTAATAACTAACATCTGGGGTAGGAAAGCAGATAAGATTTATGGTTGGAACTATAAGGATCCGACCAGAAACAGTGTTGTATGTGACGAAGAAAGGGTAGAGTTTGATACCGCTGATGAAGCTCGAACACATATTGAGCTCTTCGAGGAATACTGTGGTACTTTTGATAAAGCTCCTCGTCGTGATCACTTCAAGTGGATGGAGAAGCACTATGACTCCAACTACGTCTTTGAAACACCCACACAAAGGGCTTGGGGATGGCTGCTTGCAGATCGTGAAACCATGACCTGGGTGTGGGGCGAGGAAAAACTTTATAACTACGATAACCGCACCAATAAATTAATCCTCAAAGACATGCTCTTTCGTGGTCCCGACGAGATACCTGAGGATTATAAATGGGATGACGGAGAATACGAAGGATGGTTGCAGTTTAGGTGGGGCGATGGTAAGAATGCTATTGGATATGTAGAGGAACCAAGAAAACCTCGGGTTGAAAAGGCAACCAATATGTACAATGAATTCGAACGAGATGAATACGAAAACATTGAAGACCAGTACGCTAAAAAAGAAGGAAAAGAACTAGAGAAAATTCTCGCAGAGAGATGGTAGCTTAATAAACCCTGTAGGTTTCAATATATAATATCATGGATATCAATCTCACAGAAGTAATAAAAAGTAATATTGAGAAAGGTCCTTCTTATAAGACATGTAAGAAGACCCTTCTTGAGATGTGTAAGAAGTTGGGTATCAAGACGATAGCTCAGTTCTGGGATGTACTTATTGAGAGTCAGCGATGTGGGTGTAGTAGGAATTTTTGGAGACACCTAGACGGACTCTGTCTAGATAGTGAAGGAGACCATATAGCATATGGTAAGGAAGCAATCTCGGAAGCTCTTGGAAAACCCGAGAACGAACTCACCTGTCGTGATATCTGTGAGACGTGTGGTAGCTGCGCTCATATCAACCGAATTGATTACAATCTATTTTATCTCCTTGTGGAGAAGATGGAAGAGAAAGGATTAACATTAGATGAATCTTAAATATATAATATCATGGAATTTAACATGAAACAGGCCAGAGATGGCAACACAACAAGTTATTGGACTCCAACCATTTGGAGGGTATTTATTGATGACAAACTCTTTGTAAGTGATAATGGTAGATCAGTATTTGATAGTATAGAGGAAGCAACAGAAGCTTTACACAATAGCAGGTTCTATGCTATGGTAGAGAGTTATATTGATTACAGCCAGAGATTCTTTGATAAGATAGGAGATAGTGAGTGGAGAAAGGAGTTTTCCGATAAGGTCTACGGACATATGAAACTCGAATATAAACAATATTTCCCGAAGTAATATGGATGAACAAGTAACAGTAAGACCAACAAAAGAAGACTTCCTTAAATTTATAGAAGGGAGACTGGCAGAAGACGATTTTGTCAAAGATGCGGAGAAACTTGCCTGGCGAGTAGAAAGAGAAGTTCACACTCCGGGTAGTGTTGTAGTAGTTAACGGACAAAGACATGATGAACCGGGACAGACCATCCATGTTATCTCTTGTGTAGAGGTGTACGGTGAAGGGGTGATGAAAGATGTTAAGACGGAGATGGAAGATCCGTTTATCGAAGTAGATTTTTGGCAAGAGAAGGATGGGGTACGCGAAGATATCGGCTCTACTTTTTGTATGTACTACGATGACCAGAATCTATTCAATATTATATTAAATAAATTTTTCGGATTATGAGTATAGAGATGCACGTACTAGCTCCTTATAGTTTTTATGGTGAGTCATTTAAGACTCGCGGAGAGCTTGAAGACGCGATTGATGAAACAAAGAAAGGTATGGAAGAAGCAGAGAATGCTCTTTATAAACTCGCGTATATGACCGAGCCACAGAAGTTTATGGACCCGGACTATGAAGGATCCCCAGAGGAGTGGATTGATGAACGATTGGAAGCAATTAAACACGATCTTAAAGTAGCATACGTCGATCTTTATAAATATGGGGTTCTTCTTGAGATGTGGGATAAGTTTCACATGAAGGTAGATGGGGAAGAAAAAACAATAACTCTCCCAAAGGACATGCGCGATAAGACTCCTATATGGGATCACGCATACGCGGAAGGGGATTGGATAGAAGCGGTCTATCCCGATGGTACGCCAGTAGCTGAGGAGGACTATTGATGAAGCGCTTGTGGATACTCATATGTGTTCTTTTGATAGCTTGTTCGAAGACCGGTCCGTTGACACCCGGTCATTTCTATGATGAGTGCTCCGTTGGAGACACCGAACTCTATTATATGGATTGTGATGTCTCTTGGGATGAAGCAAATATATTATTCACCAAGAAAAACATACGGGAACGACAATTAACTTGGGATGGTACTGTTGTTAGAGATACGGTACCCGCAATACAAGAAATTTATCATTACACCCCCGAAGAGTTTATAACGATGCTGCATCGCAAGTGCACAATCAAAAGGGAATCAGATATTTTTAAGATAACCCCAAATATGTATTGTACATGGAAGACGTTTGACCAAATATATACTAAATATGTTAAATAGATTTGTTAATTAAATTCAAACAGACATAACTATGATTATCAAGAATTTTACTTTCAAGCCTGGTCCTGTTACCATTAACAAGGTGATTGTTTATGCAAATGTACGATACTGGGAGGACTGTGAAATCGATGGACAGGAGTTCGAAGAAGACACCGACCCGGATACTATTAAAGACCTTCTTGGTCGATACAACAAGGAATATAAGATTGGTCTGGTAGACGGAGATCTGCTCAGGCTCGTTATCAATCCTGAAACTGGTAAGGTGGAGAACTATGACTATACCTGTGGAAAAGAAATCCGCATGCACTTCAAAGTCTGCGATGAGTGCTCATGGGAGATAACCAGGCGCGTCCATAATGGACCAAATCCGGATAACTGGTATGATGAAGCGATTCTTTCTGTGGAGAATGATTATGTCCCTAATTTCCTTGCGATTGACGATAGTGGATATGGAGATTATATTAAAATCACTATCCAAAAGGACGGATTCATCAAGGATTGGGACTCTGTTTTATTTGCTGCATGGCTTGAGGAAGAGTCTGCAAGAATTAATGGTCGAGATGATGATTAAATAACAATATTATGAAGACACTTAAGGCAATTTTTCTTACAATTCTTATTTCATTACTTGCGATATCCTGTGGAACAACCCGATACTATCAAGATACATACAACAATGTAACCGTACTTGATGACGGAAGTGGGCAACGCGCTTATTATCCGCATGTTTATGTTAAGAGTTATGAAGTAACTGGTACAACAGCCACTGTTTCGTTTGTTGATATAAACGGACATCTTTATGTTGTATGTGGGAAGACTATTCTAGTTAGTACAGTTGTCAACCAACGGAATGATGTTTATTACTATGACTATCGCAGACCACATCATCAGTATTATTCAACACCAAGACCAACTTATTACTTCCATTATCGTTACACCACTCCACGTGGCAACGGACACCATAGAAACACTCCTAGGTACTCCGGTGGGAGACACGGTGGGCCGCCTTCAGGACATCATCATTCTGGTGGAGGAAGACGATAAATATAAATGAAAAGAATATGATTGAAAATATACAATACAAATTTAAACCAACCGAGACTTCGCCCGGATTTCATGATGGACAAGAAATGTGTATTCATAGGGGGCTTACCGAATATTGTGCAGAATTAAGGGTGCCTTGTTTTGTAGTCCAGCTATGGGAAGGGGCAGATAAAGAAGCACATGTGGTCGGATATGCTATTATCAATAAAGACACCAAACAGCTGGTTTTCACGGATAGGCGGCATGATGTATGCGAATACATTATTGAAAATATAGCCAATCAGATGATGAGGCAAGTAGATGAGGAGGAAGGGTCTCAAGCAGAAACCGAATAGTTCACTATTTCATAATTACAATAAAAGATGACCAAACGGTCATCTTTTTTATTTTATCCTAAACGCGGAGTTTTTGGTTAATACATGTTCTGCTCCCGAACCAACCAATCTATAATACATAGTAATACTCCAATAACCGGGATCGAGTTCTTTGTATTCATTATTTGTAAGAATTGGTTGAGTCATAGGAATGTTATATGATATGGTTTGTAGAGTGGACATATTCTTGAACTCCCAACGAATGGTTTCTAAATCAATATTTCTTCCGAGAGTCTGACTAAACTGTGGAATAATACAGAAAAGATCATCGCCCGAAAATGTATAACTATTCAAGGTTTGTGGATTACTCTCTTCTATATCATTAAAGTCATATAGTTGTGGAAGATGAGTTTTATCATGTCTAACTAACGCGTTTGAATACTCATTAATTATATCTTGAGAATCCTGACTACCCCAAGAGCCCGCAATCTTATTGACATATAACGTGTATTTATGGTTTTTGGTTGAGTCGTCGTTATATAACGGACCAATCCCAATTCTCCAATAGTTATCATAATTCATTCCGCTCACTTCCCTCTCCGCATAATCACTACCAGTATCTTCATTTTCTCCAATAATTATTTCATGGTACAATTGTTGTACTTTAGCTGTATTACTATTTGGAAGATATTGAACAAGATACTGTGCAGTATACTTGGAAGGATCGATTGTTGTACCCGAGTATGGTTCAACTTGAATAGTATTATATTGAGTTCCCCATGGATTCCCATTCATATTGTCAACAAAATCACCAGTGAGTGTTTGTTTAGGACTCACCCTGCACACTTTCAAATAACTGCCTGTAGGATCAACGGCTTTATAACTCGCACACGCTGTCCAAGTATGGCCGGATAATGAGTGAAGTTCCAACGAGAAAGACACCTTTTCTTCTTTAGTTGAAAGGAGATTAAATGTAAATTCTGCCTTTTCACCATCAGACATAAATAATTTTCTATCGGTTAATACAATAGGATTAGATTCGATACCGTTCTTATATAAATAAATAGTTTCTACACTTACACCATCATATACATCAGATAATGGAACCGTAACCGTTACTGGGATCACAACCCCAATGCCGTTATATAATTGGCTATAAAATGATGTTAAATCAGTATTAGAAACACTGTCAATATCATTAATAAAATCAACACCAATCGGAACAAAATTATTTTGCTCATTTTCCCAAGTTCTCCCAAACATAGTATCAGGACCGACAGCAACGGGTTCGATATTTCCTATAGTTACTATATTATCCATTTTGATATCAACCACACCGGTATCTTCGAAGAAATTATATGAATTATTTGAGGACCCATAAGATGCTTTTACTTGTGGAGTAAATACAAGATATTCTAATGAAGCTCTATAAAGATCCAAATGAATAGGCATAAAGTATTTTGCAAAGAATGCTCCAAGAAGAGATATCTTCACCATTAGTTCTTCATTAGTCCACTGTCTTTCTATTTCAGCAACAATGGGGTTTTTCTCAATATCAAAACTGTCGCCTGGTTCGGTAGTTTGAAATAATGTTACGAGAGAAATGTGGGTTGTTTTAGAATGTGTATATATGAGTTCTTTATAAAATTCAGATAACGTTACTTCTAACTTTTTTTCAAAATAAGTATCATTTGATTTCCATATTTCATATAAAGAAACCTTATCTTTCCACCCAAACCATTCAAGAGAATTATAAAGAGAACGATAAGAACCTTTACAATCAATTATATCAATATAATTTGCGAGTAGTTCTTTAAACTTTCTGTTAATCAATATGTTATCTATATTATTTTCCCTATAATCATTCTCATAAAATGCTTTATTTATGAGTGGGGAAATATCCATTCCCTTATTTCCAAGATTAATAGATAACATCTCGTTTTCCATATAGAAGTCAGCCCCAATATTAACATCTATTGTAGATTCTCCATCGGAAAGAATAAACGAATCCGTAAACTGTCCAGAAATATCCGAGGTACATACTATAAGTATTTGATATACCGTATATGATTTGCCGGAATTAGAATCTATATACTCTACTCCACCTGCATCAACGAAATCCAAACAAGTAAGCTCATTAATATCTGTTGTAGTTCCTAGAAGGTTTTTGTTGATAAATCTGAATATACTATCATCTTTCAATCCATAATATGATAATTGAGGAGTCTCCGGGGTCGTTGGTTTATAATCTGTTATAACAAATAACTTAAGATTATACCACAATCCAATAGACTGTCCATTATTCAACCAATGGATATATGGAGATTTTCCTTCAAATACGTTACCTTCCTCATTAAAGAATTTTATCATAAGATTATTCGAATATTATATTTAGTGGATCAACCACAGGAACTTCTTGTTTGTTATCATTTAGCCAATCCCATCCACCCATCAATACAGGAAATTCATGATCCGAATGTAATTCGATATTACCATGAGCATCGAGACCAATTCCTGGATTCTCACCGGGGGTTAAATAGTGCTTTTCTATTACTATATCATATTTTTCAGCTATCGGATCCCATACATATTTTGTTTCATCATATCGAAGTGTTTGTAATGCCGTTTCATTTTTCTCCGATAAGAAATAACAATTAACTCCATCAACTTCTGAAACATTATCAAGAATGTATTTTTCAATATCCGATTTAGGAATATATTGATCCGACTCTATATTCGTAAAGAACTCACCAATCAAATTTCTAATCTTTGATTCCAAATATGTTTTATCGTAATGTTTGGATTTTGGTTTAATATATATAGTAAGGAAATACTTACATAATTCGGGATTAATGATATTATATGTAGATCCAGCCAATTGTCTTCCACTTTGAGTTATAGAATTTATGATAGATTCTTTTTGTGAATCGGATAAGAAGAAATCGGACTCTTTAAGATTGAAATAATCTAATCCTTTAGATATGTTAAGTTTATAATTCTTCATTGCAAGAGTGTTAATAATTAATGACCCCTGTTCGGACCAGGAACGATTATATCCTACAAATGAGAATTTAGATAAGTAATTTTTATAGTTTTCTGGACTAGCTAGTACAAGAGACCTGCTATTATATCCTATATTAGTTCTAATTGATTCCAACGCTTCTGTATCAGATCCGCTTGTAATACCATCTAATGTTGCAAAAGATATATTAAATATTGAGTTCCCATCAACATTATCTCCGGCTATAGTGCCTAAATTGTTATTAAATACAAAATAAGTCTCTTGAGAAGGATCCAGGTTTCCACCCTCACCTTCATGAATAAGATATGTTACTTTTATAACATCGTTTTTCTTTAATGATCTTCCATGGGTATTATCTCCAAATATCAAATCTATACCACCATTATAACCCACTTTATAAGTAAATGTTTTTGAATCGGGAGCCATATCATAAAGGGATGCTTCGTATTCCCAAGGTTCATTATTGACAGATAGTGATATATAATCAGTATCTATATTTCCAACAAATTGGAAATTCTTGGTCCAATACTTACCACCAGTACTGATAAAAGTCTGTGATTCGAATCTACCCTGAACCGCATATAAATACTTGGATGAATTATCTTTTTGAATATTCAGTACGATTGCTTCTTGAGGTAATATAATATTATATTGTAACCCATTTTGAGTACATGTTAATTCTTCGTGGTTTCTCAAAATTATATCCGTACTCTGTGAGTTCGACGCTACGTATGTTATTTTTAATTGTACACCAGCGGCCTTACCAAGATATGGTTCATATCCGGATTGAGCTGCTAACCCATATATAGATTTCTTTCTTTGTGCAGACCATTTGTTTTGTTCTGTCATCGCGTCTTCTATATACAACATAATATTTTGAACAACTCCTTGTAGTACATTTATGAGTTGCCCAAATATTGTTGAACTTCCATAATATTCACCAATACTAGAAAGTGATTTTGATAAATAGTCTTTGACGGAAGTTATGAATTTGCCGTATTGAGTTTCCAATAATGAAAATATTTTCATATTAAGATATTTTGTATGTTTTTTTAACCACCTCTGATCCTTTTATAAAAGCTATATCTATAACAAGAATATCTTGTTCTGTGCCGTGTAATAAATATGTATCAACATTATAAGTCCAACCCATAGTATTTATGTTAGATAAATCGCCTTCAACAACATGTTTTATATTCTCGGCGGACATTTTTAAATCATATAGGTACCTATCATATTCGGTACCAAACTCATTATCTCCTAATACTTCTGTAGGTGTCGTATTAAATATCATATCGACCTGCTGAAGAAGCAAATCGATTTCGTCGTTGATAGTGGCAGTGCCTGTTTTTTTATACAAACTGAAATCAATCATTAATAAGCATAAGTGTATTTCCCAGAAGTCACTAAATTCAAGTCTTGATCTAATACGTATAAAGTTCCTTCGTTTGAATTTTTTGGAAGCGAACTACCAATTACCTTAAATATAACTCCTTTATTAGTTCGGCCTGCTTCTTTAAAGGTCACGCCTTCTACTTGTAATATAAACCTTTTTACTAAAGACTTATAAGAATCCAAATTGATACAAATATTTTCAGAAACCGCGGGATGAATAATTGTCTCATTCAATGATCTGGTCTGATAAAATATAGGTTGCATAATATGATTTTTTGTGGAATCATTTGGTTTTGGAACAATTATGGTCTCTTGAGATATTTGATTAAATGTATTAATTGTTATATTATCCATATTTAAATTTGTTAGGTCTATTTTCGAAGGAAATGAATAATCACGAATTATTTCAGCAAACATTTCCTGTGTTATAGGGATTCTATTTGAAAGTAATGTTATAAACGGAATAGAATTATCGGTGCCATCAAATTCTTTTCGTTCATAAAAAGATACGGAGCTGTTTATATACATACCGGGTTTCCAATCATCAAACGATTTAAAAACTCCACCAAGCGGAACAGCACCTTCATCAGAATCATATGCACCCGATTCAAAACTCATATCAAAATCATAATGAAACGAATATTCATTATTTTTACTCATATAAGTAACCGAATTTTCTTCATAATATATATCATTATTATCCATAATAACATACTCCCATACAAGTGCTGTATTTGAAACACCGTATGTTTCATATATGTAATCAACAAAATCATTCCCGTATGTTTTGTTATAGAATATATTCATATTCAAAAAATTAGTATCCGGGTCATATTTTGTTTCTAATCGAAGTATATCGGAATCGGTTATTTGTATTCCGTTTTGACAGTTATTCCATTCTTCGTTTTTAATATAATGATCATCAACATAATCAACAACATCAATACATAAATATAATATTGATCCTGTATTATTAGTTCTATCTGGTTCTCCTAATTGTCTTCTAATATCAACGGATTCATCTTCAAAATGAATAGAAAAAGGATCCGCTATTTTGAAATCCATATATTCGTAATATTCATTCATCCCACCAAATTTAATAGGAGGACAAGCTAAACAATCCTTTCTTTTAAACTCAAAACACCCTAATTGAATTTTTTTGCCATGAATATATGTATAAGCAGTTAACATATATGTCGTATCCTTTTTAAAGGTATCAACAGAATATTGTGGAAAATACACTTTTAACGTAGCGGGTGTTAACTGATAGGTTTCTTTTGGTGTTTGATTGGGTTTATACCATTCATTTTCCTTTTTAATATATTGAGGAAAATTACTAGAAAGCATTAAATAAGATTCACTATCGTAGTAATCTTTAGAACCATTTATTTTAAAGTAAAATTCATCCTTTAATGATATCGATGAATCACCAGGAAATAACTCAATCATATACGGTTGGGTAATCCTGGTGTTACTATATAAAACTATGTTCGTAAGTAATTTCATATCATATGCGTTAAAATCTCATTTAAATAATAAAGGTAAGATACATATATTTATTTGAATCTAACAAGTAAATTACATTGAGCAATTATGATACTCGACTACAACTATAATTCTAACAAAAAGAATCTTTCCATCTCCTATATCAAGGAAAACGGCGCAAAACAAGTTCTTAATTTCAACGTTGAAAGATTCAAATCCTATTACAAAACACCAACAGGCAAGTTCACTAATTGGGACGGAAGCAAATGTGATGTCCGTTGGACCGAACGTCCGCACAGGTTTGATATTCGCAATTACATAACCGAACTACCAGAGCAATACCAGAAGCTCTTGCGTGGAAAAACTAATCCAAAACTGTATACATTTGATATTGAGACACTCACTAGGCTCTCTCCAGATGATGTAGAAGAGTTCCCTGATCCCACACAAGCGAAGTTCCCCATCACAACCATTTCTATTGTGTCTCCTGAATGTAATGTGATGATCCTTGGAACTCGTCCCCTTGGTCCCGGAGGGGATGCTCTCCTTCAGAGTAGGTTTGAAGAGTATATAAATAACCTTGAATACTTCCACGAACTGGGACTTCCGATGCCAAAGATTAAGTATGTGGTCTTTCCTAGTGAAGAGTCAATGCTTAGGTATTTCCTAGAAAAGATTGTTGCTATTGTTCCAGTCCTTGCTGGATGGAACTCAATTCTCTTTGACTGGCAGTATATACAGAACCGTTGTAAGTTCTATTTTCCTAATATCTGGTTTGGGATGTGTTCGATGAATAAGACATTGACATCGAAGAACTACACCGATCAGAGACAGGAGAAGGTGAGACTATCTATACCATGTCATACACTTGTGCTCGATATGATGGATGTTATAGAAAACTTCGACTATGTGGTGATGCCGATTAAAGAAAGCATGAGTTTGGATTTTGTCGCTGGGGAGATGATTCATTCTCATAAGATTGAGTATGACGGTTCTTTGGATGACTTATATAGAGGAGACTATGACCGATATGTATTCTATAATGGTATTGATAGTCTTCTTGTACAGTTACTTGATAAGAAGTTTAAGACGATGCAAAACATCTATGCTCAGGCGCTTTACTGTAACGAGATGATAGGTAAGTGTTTTAGTAAGATTGCGTTGTCTGAAGCAATGTTCTGGGATTATTTCTATAAAAACGGTATTAAAGTGGTTCCTGAGGAGAAACAGGTAGATAGAGGGAGATTGTTAGGGGCTTATGTCCGGATACCAACACCAGGTAAACATAAGTTTGTTTGTTGTAATGACTTTGCTTCTCTATATCCATCAACCATCCGTACAACTAATATCAGTGTGGAAAACTACGTAGGTGCATATTGGGATGATGCCAAACTAGATCCGTATCGAGCCGATCCGGTAAAATATATTGTTGTTGGTCCAGAAGTATATAAAAATAAAGGTTCTCTTGAGAAACCTGAGTTGGGAGATTATATCGGAAAGTTTTTAAATGACGAGAAACTCGATCTATATCGGAAAGATCCTAATTACTTTGTCAGTGTAACGGGATGTGTGTTTAAGAACGATAAGGATTACGCTTTTAGGATTATTCAAACTCAGCTTGCTCAAAACAGAAACCGAGCAAAGTATCTATATAAGAAGATGGATGCTACTGTGATGAATGACACTAAACATATTCTTGATGGTAAAGTAGTCGATAATAAGAAGTATCCAGATGACGTAGTGAAAGGAGTTGATGAGATTGGGTACCATATTGAGAACACTGGAGATCTTTTGAAGATGTGCGATGAATTAAAAGAGTTTTCTATTAAACTACATGATGAGATAGAATATTTAAGTTCATATGAACAAGCAGTGAAGTACATTATGAACTCACTTTACGGGGGCAGCTCTCATATTGCTTTTTTCTGGTTCCATATGAATCTCGCAAATTGTATAACAGCAGAAGCTAGAAATATCATACATATTATGATGGATCATATACCACAATGGTTTCAAAATAACTGGTACGACGCTAAAGAGTTACATAAAAAATTAGGAATAACTGTTAAGAAAATGTCATGATATGGAGATACTGGTTTAATACAAAAATAAAAATATTTAAATATTCATCTACGAATTAATTATTATTAACTTAAATAATATATTGATTTATGGAGATACAGGAATACACAAAAATATTAAATGATAATAATATTGTAAGGAGTAAATGCAAATGTTGTGGTCAAGATATAATATATGATAATACATGTGTATATGTTGATAAGTATAATAAATTACATATTAAAGGTAAAAGTTATTTAACTTCTAAAATTGTAGAAGACATCACATATCCATTACAAATATGTCAAAAATGCCTACTTAAAAAATTCCCAAATATAAAAATTCCGATACGTTCATTTTGTACAATGTGTGAATCTACAAAATATGCATTTGATATTCCAGAAGATGTATATTTAAGAACTCGTGAAAAATATGCGATGACTCAGAAACATATGATTGAAAAGTATGGAGAAGAAAAAGGAAATAAAATTTGGGATGAATATTGTAAAAAACAATCTAAAACCAATACATTTGAATATAAAAAAGAAAAATATGGGTGGACAGAAAAGCAGTTCAAAGAATACAATAAATCGCGGGCTGTTACATTAAAAAATCTTATTAATCGTCATGGAGAGGAAGAAGGAAGAAAAATGTGGAATAAGTATTGTGAAAGGCAATCAGAAACAAAATCTTGGGAATATATGGTGAAAACTTATGGAGAAGAAAAAGCGAATAGTATTAACAAAGCAAAATCACAAACGATTGAAGCTTATATTAAAAGGTATGGAGAAGAAGTCGGAATGAACATGTATATGGAGAAAATTAACAAAGCGCCTCAATATTATTCAGAAATTTCACAAATATTTTTTAATGAATTAGATAAATATTTATCTCCAAAATACACAACATATTATGCAACAAAAAATAGAGAATTTGGTATTAATTTAAAAGATAAATATGTATTTTTAGATTACTTTATTGATGAATTAAATTTATGCATAGAATTCAACGGAACTACATTTCACGCAGATCCTCGGGTTTATAAAAAAGAAGATCATCCAAATCCATTTAATTTAAAAATTACCGCCAAAGAGATATGGGATAATGATGAGTATAAAATAAAAAAATTAAAGGAACTCAGAAATATTAATACAATTATTGTATGGGAAATTGATTATAAAAACGGAATTAATATTAAAGATTTCATAAAAAATACATTAAAAATTAATCTTGATATTTAAATATATTTTAACATGCAAGAAAAACAATTAGTTACTATAACTGGAGGTGACACAGATAGCGCATACTTGTGTTATAATAATCTTATTCAAACAATTGAAGGAGTTGAAAAATGGTCTATTGAACAAATAAGAGATTTTCTTGTTCGCCTTAATACAGAATTTCTTGATGCTCATAATAGAGAGTTCATGAACGAATATTATAAAGGGCGGCATGCAAAAAGCGTTCAAAATTTTGAACTGGAAACCCTTAATTATCAAGAAGTTAGATTAGATACAAAGAAACGTTACGCGCAACTCCTTCTCTGGAAAGACGGCAAGGCCTTCGACACAGATAATCTTCCACTGAAAGTCAAAGGTCTCGAAATGATCAAATCTAGTGTTCCTAAGGCAGCTCGCGAAGGTCTGAAGCGGATGGTTCGTTATTTGCTTGAAGAGGAAGACGAACAATTCATGACTCAAAAACTTAACATCAAGATGCAGGAAGAGAAGAAGAAATTTTTCGAAGCTCCTCTAGAGGATATCTGTGCAAGTATTGGAGTCAATGGATACACCAAATATATAGCGAATGACTCTGACCCTAGCGGATTGAAAGTGAATCCCAAATGCCCACCCGGCCCACGAGCTCTTGGCACATATAACTGGTTAAGACAGAAATACAATCTTCCTGGTGAACCAATGTATGGTGGGAGTAAGTTTAAGATTTATATGTACAGGCCACTAGGAGCTAGTCCGAAAAGCGATGTTCAATACTTTGCATTCCAGAGAGGCAAGTATCCGAAGTGGGCTGATCAGTATGCGCCTGTTTCTCGTGATGAGATGTTCCGTCAATATATGATTGATCCGTTCAATCGAATCTTGGAAGCTATTGGTTATCAAACACTTAACCCTGATGGAAGTATTGAGATGAGTTTGTTTGATTTCTAATTAAAGATTGGAAGTGGGTTTGTTAATTAAATTCATAAAATAATTGTACTATGGATCTTTACGTAAAAAACGAAAATGCATTTTGGCGGTTACATGAGGAGATTGTAAGCGACATCAGAATAGTTCTTAAAGAGAAAGGCTATACCAGTGGTCGAGTAACTCATAATGACGAGTTTGAAATCTTTCCGGATCGTATCATAATTAATGGTTGGCACACCGATCATATCACAGTCGATAATCTCCTCAAGCATCTTCATGATGCTTATCTCGTTCTCCCTAAATTCAACTAAGGTATGGAAGTAGGTAAGAAATTCGAAAACCTGAAGGTTTACAATCAGAACATGGCGAAAGGTCTCGAGGATAAAATGTTCTTTCTCGAGCACCTTCCTAATGAGTTCGGATATGTCTTTGTAGATTTCGGCTGTGCTGATGGCTCTCTTATCGATGCACTCTATCATTCCTTGAATCCTTATAATCAGTACATTGGATTTGACATTTCCGAACAGATGATTGATATCGCGCGTACGAAGATTTCAGAATCTCCCAAGAACGTACTTTTCACTTCCGATTGGAACGATGTTCGGTATGAACTTTTGGGCAATGATAAAAAGAAAGTGCTCATTCTCTCTTCAGTGGTTCACGAAGTTTACTCCTATGCCAAGAGTCGCGAAGACATTGATACATTCTGGAAGAGAGTGCTCGACACAGGATTCGATTATATATGTGTTCGTGATATGATGGTTCCCTGGGACACCCTCGCTACTCCCACTCCGGTTGAATGGATAAACAATATCAAATGGGACGCAAAGGGCAACGTACCTAAGGAAAGGAGGGAACAGTTCTGTGAAAAGTGGGGGCCTATTGAAAACAAACATAACGCTCTTCATTATCTTCTCAAGTATCGTTGGCAGATTAATTGGAATAGAGAAGTCAACGAAAACTATTTCCCTATCGATATTGAAGATTTTTTAGACATGTTCAAAGATTCTTACAATCTTGATTATTTCATTCGATTCATTGTTCCTTTCATAAAAGACAAGATTGAAGAAGATTTCTCTATTACGTTGGGAGATACAGATTTTACTCACATAAAAGCAGTGTTTTCAAAGAAGACTAATTAGAAGAGAGCTATATTAAATAGCTCTTTTTTATATTTTATGACATGAGTAATGATATATTATGGGAAAACCCAAAAAACTTGCGTTGTGAAAACTCTTTAACTGGTCGATGGGAAGATTATACTTCCACGGGTGAGAGCTTTCGAGATTGTCTCTACGTGGAAAAGATCGGACAACCCATTGCAGATGAATTTTACACGAGATATCTACACGCAACACAGATTCGTAGATATGATTATAAAAACCCCAGTCAACGGTTTCTTCAAGATCTGGATGTAGACTGTTCTATACAATTGTATGCAAAATCCCTTGATGTGTTCTGGTTGAACTTCTCTGAAAAGTTCCGTCAATGGGATACTGGGGATATGTGTATTGAACTCTGGAGTGACTTCGAAGGAAAGAAACAAGGTTGGGCAGTTAAACCAACCAACACGGGAGAAGGTCCTGATTACTATCTCTACGTAACACCTAAACATTTCTACGAAGTATGTGCAAATCGTTACTTCTATGATATGGTGAAAAAAGTCTCAACTGAATGGGATTGGGATACTATTGATAGGTTTATCCAGGCGGAGGAAAAGAAACAAGGTAGAGACCATAGTTGTAATGGTGTATATCCTTGTAAGATTTGGGGACATAATGCAGAACTCTTAAAGTCTTGGACGAGAGTTGGAGATAAGGAGTGGTACGGGGTGTGTATCTGTATTCCTTGGAAGACTTTATTTAATGAGTTTCTTTTAGATATTAAAATGTTTGATAGAGATTACAATAAACTAAACATAAACAAAGAGTATGCAGTTAACAGGAGCACAGATTGTTGAAAGAGGTATTATTACTAAATCAGTAGTTGCTGGTATGCAGCAACAGGGTATAGACCTGCGGGTTAAGGATATTAAAATTGTAAATGAAAAGGCTAGTGGGCACGTACCAGAAACCGGAAAAACCATTACTCCACCGTCAGTATCAATGCGTCCTTTTGATGACAAGACATATGTCCTTAGTCCGGGATACTATGAAGTAGAATTTGAGGAAGGATGTAATATTCCTAACAATGCAACTCTCCAAATCAAGACCAGGTCGAGTCTTGTAAGGTGCGGAGCAATATGTCATTCGGGACAGTTCGACGCGGGGTTCCATACAGATAACGTTGGTTG